TCTTCTTTTCGCAACACTAAGGTAAGTGAAAATTCTGACATGGCAAAATCCTGGGTAACTTTTTGTTGCTCAGGCACTTATAAATAATGTTAAATATAGTGTTGCGGAATTAAGGTTATTGTTTCTGTGTCTATGACACATTTTACACCAGCCTTCCTTGTCTCTTCAGTCGTGAGACTTAATGTATGAAGTGTTAGCCTGTATAATCTCTATGTCTATCTATTTTAAGAGTAGTACTATGAACTAAATTCTTGTATTCGTCCATATCAGACTGTGTTAATAGTATCGGAGTCCCTTTGACAACCTGGCTCTTTAACAACTTGATGAATCTTCTATGGACTGAATGAATCAGTATTAATCCCATTAATAGAGACTATTTTAGATAATTCCTTCGCAGAATTTAACGCCTTAATTCTGAAGCATCATAAGTTTATCTGCATGAACTAAAGCCTCACGGTTAATCCTCATATATTCTTGGATTGTAGGTAGGCGATGTTCTTGCTCATATATCTTTCCACATTCCTTTCCAAGAAAATCTGCAATTATTTCTTCTCGAATATATGTGAACTGTTCCTCTGTTACTGTCATGTGTTGCTCATTGAATTCTTTTACGTAAGTATAGAATCTTTTGAGGTCTTGTTCATCTGACAGGAACTTACTGAGTTCTTCCGAAAGATAACTATTGGACTTGACAAACTTCTCATAAAGCTTTTTTGCAGCTACTTTGAATAAATCCCATATAACTCCGTCAATTACTTTTTGACCAAGCCATAGAAGAATTGCAGATGTATCTGGTAAACAAGCATGGGAATAGGAATTATGCTTCTGCTCTGCCTCTATTCGATAATTGTAACCATAACGTACTGCATACTTAACAGTATCAGAATATTCTACATTAAATATCTTCTCTATTTTATCTATATTTTCCATTGAGATTTTCTCATGCAGTTCCATGTATTTATTAATTATTCCGTTGTTCAACAACATCCCAGTTGACAATCTGCCACATTGCGGCAAGATGGTCAGAACGACGGTTCTGGTAGCCGAGGTTAGTATATCCGCAAGAAAACTAAGTAAGACCACAATTTCCAAGTCCGAAAGCCCATACTCTCAGCTTTTCGTTGCAAATTCGCTTGTACTCAGATTCTTTGATAACTGTTCAAACCTTCCTTTGGAGAGTAAGCACGCGTTACCATCATTCATATCCACAAATCCAAACTCATAGACCTCTGTATCATAGACAAAGTCAAACTTTTCAGAATACTGCAGATATAAGTTCTCATATTCGGTCAGTTGCCCAACAGTTTCTATCTTGCAATCCTTCCACACATGCTTGTGGAACTCTGCAAGTAGTTTTATCTGTTCTTCATCAAGACAGTACCTGCTTGTGGCGTAGCTTACAAAATCAGTCATTACCGTCCTTCTGCCCTTCAGCACATCCGCAAACGAATTTGTTTTCTTCTTTCCTAAACAGGTTTTCATAATCGTTCATCTCCTAACTAATTACCCTCCCCTGTCTTATTATGAACTTCACGCAAGTTTTTCAATAATTCAATGACAGGGGCTGTCGTTTTCTCCGATTCTGGAATGATGGGGTCATCATCCCACTCCAATGCGTTCCTCGTAGGTTCTTGGGCCGATACTTTCCATGCATCGGTAATGATAACCTTTTTAAGCTCAATGGCCTCGCTAAAACCGGTGTTCATATTTACATGCATCTGGTCGTCAATTTCAACTGCTACAAGCTGGCACTTACCGAACCGAGAATATATCCGCTCAAAATTGTCCAGATTCGATGTGTCGTTTGGAGTCATCGTACGCTTCCGACACATCACAGCGACATATCGACCTTCTGTAATCTTATCAAAAGGTATCTCTGGAGTAACACAAGCTCTATACCATGAGGGATGCGACTTGTCAATGCCTCTTATCAGATGCAGTTCTATACTTGGTTCACCCTTTGCTATTTTTTCTTTCCATTCATGGATGATTTTTCTGCCAGCCTCCAAGTTCTTGAATGCCAGGCCCACTATAGGTGGAGCAGCGAACCATCGGTCGTACATGAAGCACACACCCGTCCATCCTGCTTCTTCCCACCATTCCATAGTGCTCGAGATGCAAAAAGTCTGTACACCACACTGTTCTGTATGTGAGTTCTGATCTGTATAGGCTTCACCCATTGCATCAGACTTACAAACATAGGATCTGTCATTTGCATTTTGCCATTGACGAACAGAATACTTGAACTTATCGCCAAGCACATTATACACTGAGTTGTTCAGTTCCATCATAGCAGTCACCCTGTCCATCAACTTTTCTTTTTCGTGTCGCTGAGCCACCAACTCTCCAACATCTGTGTTTGATACTGCATTAATGGACATGAAACATGCCATAAAGAAGGCAAAGCAACGCCAATATGTTTCTCCATCAAGAGAGTCGTGGTTCACTTTGAACACATATTTTGTTCCGTTTTCTCCTCTTTCCAGTTCTGATTGTCCATCAGTTAAGACAATTTCCACCTGAATCTCCTGGCTCATCACCACAAGTTCCAGTGTGTCAAAAGTGGCAAGCAGTGTTTCCACAGTTGCTAAAAATGTCTCAGCAACCATTTGGTTCCTAACTGAATTCTCATAACTTACAGTGAAACGACAGCCCTTTGCCAGGGTGCTAATAGAAGTCTGCCCTTCTTCCGCTATATTTAGAGAGTTTAGGAACTGCTTGTGTATAGGTTGCTGCCTAAGCAAACTATTCCAATCATCATTGACAAGATGAATATACTGCTCATCCACAGAGTCTTCGTACCCTAAAGCATACTTCAGATAGTTTTCTGAAATGGGCATATCGCAACGTGCAAAAATATCAGGCAAGATGCAAATAGTTTCTCTCGTAAGGTCTGCTGCCGCAAAATGACAAGCCCAACCTCCATCGAACAGCACATCTCTTTCAACAAATTCTTTACTCTCTATTTCTTGACCATTATGGGCAATGACAAATAGCAGTTCACGCCAGTTGAGATACATCACCAGACGACCTGTCATCAGCTCTATTTCGCACAATTTCCACAGCACAGTAAGCAGCAGGTGGCTGATAGATCCCTTAGTAAAAAACTCCTTGACGAGTATCGACGCTGCCTTAACTAGATATGCCTTTCCACTATATGGAAGTTCAAGATTATAAAGAGCTATGCCCATATAGCCGTATGTTTTAACCAGTTCGGACTCATAGCCTTCTTTCTGAAATGCCTGTACACAGTGCCCTAAATGTTTCACCACAGGCTTGTATTGTTGTTTGTCTATCAAGGTCTGTGCACGATTGAAATGTATTAAGGCACCCTCAACCTCTGATTTGCGCTGAGACGAAATCTCAGAAATCTTGTCGATAAGCTTCTCATATTCATCGTTGTCATCTATAACTCGTCCCATTATCTCTACGATAGTTATCTGAGCATTAAAACTAATGTCTGGATAGTTGGCACATGCCTCAATCAACTCTGACAGTTTCTTTAACTCTGACGTTGGGTCTTGCGTATAGTGTAACAATTGGAGTAACCTATGTTCTGTGAAGAAAAGTTCAAGAAACAGACGGCTTGCCTGCGAAAGATCTTCTCGCTCCTTTATCGTCTTTAAATCCTTAACTTCCTCACAAAACTTTTCGGAATCGAATAAGCCAACGCCCGCCGCATTTTCCAAATTCGTGAGGATATTGGTCATCAGTTCTATAGTATGCACAGTTGTGTGCGTCTTTGTGAATTCCTTTAACTTCAGATAATCTGCATACATGGCATTCACATCGTGGAACCAGAAAAACGATGTCCAAGCATGATTATAGGTTATATTGAACCGCTGCACAGGTGAACCATGTGCCTCTGCTTCTCGCTGCGCACGGTTGAAGCGTCCTTCGGTCTCCATTCGTGGACGTTCCAACCCTCTGCTTAATATGCAGGTCTGGAGCAAATCGTCAATATAGACAGTATCAAGGCTTTCTACTTGTCGTGACAACAAATCGTTCTCCAACTGCTCCAGTTCTTCTTTCCTGCGCTTATCGTGGGAGCCTTCCTTGATGGTCTTTCTCCTATATTCTTCGGAAAAATTCAGCTTATCGGTTGCAACATCATAACAGTCTTGTTCAAATACGGCAAACGAACACCACTTGCCGTCAAAGATACTAACTGCCACACCATACTGCTTTGACAGTTCATCCTCTACCTCTTGACGTGTACTTGATTTGATTTTCTGGTTAGAGAAGAATATCACCTTCGTATAGCCACGGCCAGTCTCTACTGCTTTCTGGACATCACCCTCTATCTTACTTTTCCAGTTTTTCTGAACACTAATAGCTATCGCCCATTTTTGGTCACCAGTACTTCCTTCAGACACCCACCACCTGTCAGATATTGCTTTGTCAACAGGATATGTCTCGCCATCCACCTTACCATCACCACCACCATCAGGGCCGGTCTGTGGCTTAATGTTGGGTGTCACCAGACGTGCGGCCAGCACCAAGACAAAGTTCTCAAACTCCGACTGTTTCTTGTCCTGCGAGAGCTGTTGCAATTTCAGGTCGAAGAGTTCAGGAGTTAGTTTAGTCTCATACACAACTTCCGTATCTGAGAAGAGATTACTCCTAAGACGACGATAATAAGAGAAAATGTCCTGCTGCTCCGTTAACAGGTCATCTTCACGCTCCTGCGTATTATTTTCTATAGGTTCTTCCATTTTATTAAACTATAAGTGACTCATAGAAGATTCGAACTTCTGCCTTCCCCTTCAGCATAGCCACGATTATGTGCCTATCCTGAAGGGGGATGAACTACCATCTATTCTAATGAGCCGATTATATTGTTTATCGTCAATTCATCGAGTGTGTATCCGTAAAGTGTTCTTATGCAGTTTAACACGTAAGTTTGGAGTCTTTTAGTCCTACCTCCGTGAACGAATCTTTCATATTTTGGAATCAGTTGCTCCCTGTTGTTAAGCACTAACTGCTCCCAATTAATATTGGGTAATAGGCTAATGGTCAGAAGATCTGCAATATTTTTAATATTTGCTGTACACAGTATGAAATCATCAAACGACAACTTTGATTTTTCCTTTGGTTCGCTAAGAGTCGTATAAAAAGCAGCAATAGCTTTCTTGTCGAGAGTTTTATATTCCTTCTCGTAGTTTTGATTCAAGCTATGCGCCACGTCATTACGCAACAACCTGTAATAGTCATACAGTTCTTTCTTGAACTTCTCAATCGAAGGACTTATCCCAATTTGCAAAAGTGCGTCCACAAGTTTATCAAACTTTGAACCATCTATTTTGCTTAACGAGAAAGCTGGATCTATTAAGAACTTTACATCATCAACGAAATCAGTAATGAAATCATCAACTTTTTTGCAAAAAATGCCGTAAGCATTTGGTTTCCAGACCAAAAAACCTATTTTAAGTTTGGTCGGTCGGTGCAAAGTCGGTGTCGATTAGCTGGATTTACTAAAAATCTACTATCACTCTTTGTTTCGATATTCCTTTTAAGCTGAAGAAGAAATTGCTATATAATATAATATATCTTCGATGAGTCCGTTTTATATATAACGGATTACATGAAGCATATATTATATAATGCCTCAATTCTGCGTGTGTTATTAATATAATATCAACTAGGGCGTTTCGCTAAAAAATTAGAGAAATGACCAAAAAAAAATTGTCTCATCGCGAAAGTAAACAGGCTATCCAGCAAATAATTGGATGGACTCCCCCTGCTTTTCATCAGGCGTCGGAATGCTACGTATCCTTCAAGGCATTCGATCCTTGTATCAATACAATGCGCCTGAAGAAGATTATGCTTAACCATATTAAAGGAAAGCGAAATCAAAGAGCTTACGGAGAAGAACTCGTTAAGCGTCTTACCCAGAAGCTTCTTGACGGATGGAATCCATGGATCGAAGAGTCATACCCAGAGGAGTATGCTTTATTTAGTGACGTGTGCGATAAATATAAAACATATCTCGCCAAAATTACTAAAGAAGGTGGTATAAAGCCTGGAACCAAATGCAATTACGAGTGCAAATTGTCGTTTATGCTCAAGTGGGTAGAGAAAGATAAGAGGATTACTTATATCTATCAATTTAACAAGAAGTTTGTGTGCGATTTTTTAGATTACGTTCTCGTTGAAAGAAATAATACCTTGCGAACGAGAAATAACTATATTGGTTGGCTGAAATCGTTTTCCGGCTATCTCATAGAGAGAGGGTATGTCCAGAAGGATCCGACTGAAGGCGTTAACGCCTCCACAAAACTGGGTCCGAAGAATCGAAGTGTCATACCAAATGACGTACTATTGCAAATTAAGTCATATCTAGAGAAGGAGAATAAGCACTTTCTTTTAGCCTGTTATATCCTTCACTACTTGTTTGTTCGTCCTCACGAGATGACTTTTCTGAAAATCAAGGATATATCTAGGGAAAAGAAGACATTAACTCTTAATGGCACATATACTAAAAATGGGCATGATGCCATCGTTACTATCCCGAATCATGTCATCGCATTGATGGAAGAATTGGATATTTTTTCAGCGCCGCCCGACTTCTATCTTTTCGGGAAAAAGTTCCGCCCGGGAATGACACCGATACTGGCTGAAAGATTCTCTAGATTTTGGGTCGACAATGTAAAAAAGACGTTGGGATTAAGTGATTTCTATAAATTCTACAGCCTGAAGGATACGGGAATCACTAATATGATTAAAGCAAAAACCGATCTACTTACGGTAAGAGATCAAGCCAGACACTCGTCAGTGAAGGTTACAAACATCTACACCCCTCAGGATTGCAAAGAAGCGAATCGTGATCTTATAGGGTATGAAGGCGTATTTTAATATAATGATTGTAGGAGATTTTTCTCCTACAATCCTACTTTCCTACAAATCACGCGGATAGCACTCTACATGTATGCGCCCTTCGATGATGTACATCTCAAGTTCGTAACCTTCGTCGAGCATTTTTGAAATTTCATTTTCCGTTGGAATATCATATGATGTAAAAACATCAAAGAAACCTGCTACCTCAGCCCGATCTCGTATTATGATACGTTTAGAGTTCTCTTGCAAGAACTTCTTGGGCTATCTGCTTGGCTTGTATTCTCCAGGCCTGATAAGCATCGAACTCTGCTTCATGGCTTTTATCTCCATCTCCTCGATTGGCCAAGATTGCCTCTACCTGATTCTGGCTGTATTTGGTTCGTACCAAACCTGCCGTGAAATCACCGTAAGTAGCAGACTTTGCCTTAATTTTGGTAGAACCATCGGCTTCATCACCTTCGTAACTGAAGGCGGTTTTACCCGAATCTGAAGCTTCAGATTTTGTATCAGAAGTACCGGAAGTCTCGGGATGATAGTTTTCTACTTTCTGCTCACCAATGTAAAGCAGGAAATGGTCATCGTCAAATCTGACGTAACTTTTGCGAGATAAATATACCTTTTTCATCGTTAAGTAAATTTATAAAACTTCTTTTTAAACTTGTTGTGCAGTTCTGCGACAACGGTGGAGAATGGAAGTTCATCACGACAGAAGTCATTTAGGGCTTGATCTATGAGAATCTTGGAACCTGTATATAGATAGTGCTCTACAGTTTGCCAGACCTCGCTCTCTCCTTCAAAATGGTCGATGATACGATAGCGCAGTGAGAGACGTTTCTTAGGCATCTCTTTGCTGACCAAATGAGTGCTGCCATCGGCAGCGGTCTCTTCTACCTGTACGACCTCTTTTTCTATGACAGAGTCGTCAACCTTGTAATCAATCACTTGGATGAGGAATTTGTTCTCATCCTGTCCCTCATGGCAGATAATGTCCTCAATGGACTGCTGCTGTGATTTTTGCATTCCCTCGAAAGGCACACGAGATTTGCGAGCCTTAACGAGTTTTCCGAATCTTTCCATACCGATTTTTTTATATAAGTTTTTTGAATTGGCGTGAATTCCTAACCCAAGGCGTGAAGCTGCCTTGAGCTCTATTTGTCTTTGTGTAAACCCATGTTTGCGAAGATTAGCCACCTGCTTGCAGAGATCATGCTTAAACCGTTTTCGCAAGAGTGCATGGTCGGCATAGATGACCTGTCCACAAAAATCTATACCATCGCAAGTTCGATGGATTCCCCACGACTTGTTTATTGAGAGATGCCAATCACGAGCTAGGTGCATGACAGCTAACTCCGCCATCAGACGCAGGAAAACTTTGTCTTCATGGAGAATATAGATGTTATCCATGAAACGATAATAATGATGGAGTCCATGGCGGCAGAACTTTTCGAAACGCTCATTAAGAAAGCTGACCCCCCCACATAGTAGTTGAGCCTGTTGCTGAGTGCGACAGGTAACAAGCATGTCGCTCACATAGCGAGCTTGCCAATAGTGGAATTTTTCAGGGTCGTCGATGATATCGAAGCATCTGAGTGCCAGATAGTCGAACCGGGCGAGAAAGAGCTGACCCAGTAGCTGGGCTAGTTTTACTCCAAGTACGATTCCTGGGTTGAACGAGTCAACTACCTCATCTATAAAGGAGAGGAGTTTTCTGTCTTTAATCTTGCGGCGATATTCACTCTTGAGCAAGTTGTGATCTATATACTGAAAATAGTGGTGAATATCCATAGGAAGGCAATAAAATGTATCTTGCTGTGGAGAGTTGAATATATCTCTCTTGACAAGATTGTAGAAATAGTGAGTGCCCTTGCCCTTAGAACCTGCTGGGCAATGGTAGTAGATGGTGTTACGTATATCATCCTCTACAGGATTGAGGGCTGCGTGTTGCATGACATGATCTATGACTGGCAACTTGTTAACCTGGCGATGCTTCGGGTATTCTATATCCTTAGGTACATACCCTGATGTATGCCAAGTCTGGGCTGCGTATGCTTCAAGCATACGCTCTATGTTATGATCTAGATTGGCATCAAATTCCTGCACACCCCTGCGAGACATCTTTTGTCGGGCATAATTATAGAAAGCCCGACGAAAGTTGTCATTTGTCTCGACTTGTGGAGAAATGTTACCAAATCTTTTCATAAGCGGTGTAATGTCTGTGTAATTGTGTGAAACTGTGTAATGTCTGTTGTCTGCTATTTTTTATCCTATAACCTTCGACCGGATGACCCTATTGTCATCATCTACCAGCTAGATGAACTATGTGTATGTTTCGCCATGGGGCGAGGTCTGACCCTGTTGTCTCGAACGGAGAGCAAACACCCCGTATTGAGATATGTTAAAGTTGAGAGCGGCGCCGTAGTTCACGTTGGCATTCGAGACATCATCGTTATCGTTGAGCGTCGAAAGACCGCATTGACCACCATTGTTAACACTACCACCACGAAGGCAGAGACGGAAACCAGCACCTAGGGTCACAACCTGGTATTATTATGAATACCGCTGCAAAGATACTAAAAATAATCGGTATGGAAGTATGTCAAAGAACTTTTTTCTAAAATTTTTTATCGCCGACCGCCAAAGGCGGTTATTGAAGCGAGCAGAGCTCGCTGGGTGCTTCGGCTTCGCCGTGTGTACTCAGGTCTCTTATGTACACCCAGTAATCTTATGTACACCCAGCAAACTCATGAAATCTTTAGGCCGCCACGTACACTGGTTCGACTGGCCACTCCTCTACTGCTTCGCAGAGAGCGGCGCCGTAGTAAACGTAGGCACCCGAGACATCATCGCTATCGTAGAGCGCCGAAAGACCGCATTGACCACCAACGCTAACACTACCACCACGAAGGCAGAGACGGAAACCGCTTGTTGCGCCGGACGTATTCCAATAATAAGCACACCAGTAGGTAGTCTGGCTGCCTCCGACGGCCGTTGGAAAATTCTCCAGGTTGTCCATGGAGAGCATGGTTGCCCAGCCTTCGCCTTTTTTGATGGATGTGCTGTAGGCAATCATTCCTGTGGCATTACCGACAGTCCATGAACCATAGATGGAAGGTGCTACAAGGTGGGTGACTGTCGTATCTTCGTTGACCCTTACGAACTCATCATCCATATGATACCAGAGATGACCGTAAGAGTTTTTAAGACCGAAGAAGGAGTTGACCTTGGCCGCATACCAGGTAGAGCCGTCATCGTTGAGTACATTGACGGTAGTCTCTCCGCAGCTATCGCCCAGGTCGAGACCGGCATCCATCGGGACGATCGGGCGGCAGCCGTTGTAGCTATTCCACGCACTCCAGTCTTTTTGTGTCACGCCAGGACCAAGACCACCCTGATAGAGTCCGTTTGCATCTCGCTTTGTGTTGACTGCCGCCTGTGCGTAGTGGGTGCCGAAGATAACCCCGAAGAGCGCAGCGGTCACGGCGAAGTGGCGCATCGAGGAACAGAGCCACCCCGTGCCGTTCTTTCTGGCCGCAGCTCGCCAGTACTCTGTGCTTTGGTTGCAGGCTGGCTTGCCGAGGAACGAGCGGTTGGTGTTGTCGAGGGTGGCATCGTTATTGCCACCTCTGTAGTCTGCGCCTGTATTAAGGAAGCTAACCAGACGACCTGTGCTGCGCTCTAAAGTGGCATGGCCAGAGGCAGAACGTGATCCGATAGGGATTGTGTAGTTATATTCACCTTTGATTGGAGTAAGTCCAACCTTCATATAGAACAAGCGGCCTACGGTCTTGAATACCAGATAGAACTTACGGTTCCATCCCCACTGGTAATGTCCCTCTGATCCGTCTAACTTTGCAGCCTCTCCTGTGGCATATTTGTGATGATCTTTGGAGTCGAGTTTTCGGCGGCTATGGTCATTCTTGACCAGGTAGCAACCGAGACCAAGCTGAATTGGCAGCTCTCTCAAGAGCTCAAGCGATCCCACATAGGTTGCTGCCTGAGGGGTTGCGTTGTCTAGATTCCAGACACGCCCGCACCAAAGATTCTGTCCCATATCTACAGCGTCTTTGAGCGACATCTGCTGTGCCGTGCCCGTCTTTCTATCGTAGACCTCAATCTGTTTGTCTGTCGAGGAAGTGTCGGCAGCAGGGAGGTCTGCCACCTGCTGCGCCCCGTCGAAGGCTGCGATGATAGCCTTGACCTTAGCCTCTTCTTCTGATGTTAATGCCATAATTAAACTGTATTTAATTGATTAAACAATGTGATTTAAATGATGCGTAATGATGAGCCCACCTTGCGTAGCTTTCCCGATGCCGACAGGCGAAGGCGTGGCTGGTGTATAGTGATGCTCACCTCTTGCCAAAGCGGTGTGTTGGCTGTGGGGATGACCCAGAACTTGGTCGTGCCCTCGCCCTTGACGATGAGGTTGCCGCTTGGGTCTGCCACCAGCGAGTCGCCTTCGGCACGCTGGAAGAGCACGCTCTGAGGGAGGTAGCTCGGTATGAGTTGGGCTGTGATGCGCTGTGCCACCTTGTTGCGTAGGCTTATCTCCGGGAGATAGGTCAGGTTCATACGCGATGGTGCGATGAAGCCTGTGGCTATCTGACCTGCCAATCCATCCATTTGTGCAATCTTGGCATCGGCTCGTTTGGCGGCAGCATCTGCCTCAGTAGCCTTTGTCTCAGCCAGAGCTGCTTGTGCTGCTGCAGCTGTAGCCTGCTCTTGTGCAGTATTGGCTGCACTCTGAGCGAGATTTGCTGCCTTGTTGGCATCGTCGGCTGCACTCTGTGCCTTGATGGTTGGTGTCTTATCGAGCCATCTGCGCCATTTGGTGTTTGTATCCGAAGGAGTTGTTGTGTTACCATCCTCCAGTGACGCATAGACTCCTGTAGATGTATGAACTATATCCCCTTCATCGTAGCCCCTAATAGTCTGTCCATCCTCTTCATATGAGTAGTCCGACTTCCAGGTACCTTGATCGGTGAAGGCGACATTACCAACAACAATGATATTTGTATTATCTGCCATATATTTATTAAACTTTAATGACTAACTTGTTTCTACGCTTGACAACATGTTCTGCAACATGGCTTCCGTAATCAATCATAAGTAACTTGTTACGATGCTGGCGGAATGACGGATACATAGCGCCGCCTCGAGCAATGACACCCGTATCGACATATTCATGCTTGGAGAGGTCCCATTGCCACCAGTTTCCGTTGCTTCCCATTTTGGGTGGATGATCGTTCATTTCCTTAGCGAGGTCGGTCTGCGTCTTTGAGTTGGTAATGGCGGCGGAGGTATCCTGCTGTCGCTTGGTTTCTGCCGTCTTGCGTGCCGTCTCGTTATTATTGCGAGTAGTTTCGGCGTTCTGACGTGCGGCTTCGTTGCTATTACGAGTACTTTCAGCCTTCACTCGGTCAGCTTCGCCCTGCGTTACCTTGGTATAAGCCGCGGCAAGAGCTTCCAGGTCTGGGTCTATATCGGTATAGGCTACTACCTGAGACCACGTTTTGCCATTATCATAGCTCACCTCGATACCCATCGTGCCGCCACGAAACTGAGGGGTCTTTCCCTCGGCTACTACACCGAGATCTTCGCCACCTATCTCCCAATGGCCGTTGCCGTTGATTGCTGGCTTAATACCTGCGATCAGATAAGCCCTTGCGAACTCGGCAGGTATCTTAACCTGCGAGCCGTTAGCCATGTAGATCCAGAAGAAGTCGGTACTCACCACTAGGCGAGACGCCGTATTCAGCTGGCTGGCTACGTCGTTGATGTTTACTGCTGCCATAATACTATTCTGGTTTTATCTGCTTCATAACTCCTTCGCCTGCAGCCGGGGTAAGCAGTTGCTCGGCTACACGACTTATGATTTCCTTCTCGCTATCGTCAATCTCCACCTCGCCCTGCGTTTCGTAGAGTTTATGGGCGAGCACGGAGCAGGCTAATCCCTGCCCGCGCTCATAGATGACGTTAGCTATCTCCTTGCGCATATCCATTACTGCGCATTGTGTCTTACTGAGGTCAGTAAAGACCTCTACTCTTTCTAGATTTATCTTCATATTCTTATGTTTTGTTAATGATACATATACTGCAACTGCCAATTATATCCATCCCAGATCAGAATATTAAACTGCCCGACATCATCAGAATAAAACTTATCTGAGGTTGTATGTATCTTGCCGCAGCAATATAGCCTTCTGCCTGAAACAACAGGGTCGAAATATATCCTGCTATTACCCTGTACGACTATCAGCATCTGACCCACCATAGGAGTCTTCGGAAGTTTTACGTCCACCTCGCTGCTGTTAACCATAACCAGGATACCTACTCTATTGTTATCAATAGCAGTCTGTTCTTTCTGCGTCACAGAACCAGTTCGAATCACATTCTGCGCGATACATCCCAGAAGATTACCGCCAATGCTACGTATGCCGATGCCTTCGTCTGTATCAACATGTAAAGCTGCGTAAGCAGGATTATTCACTGGATTTCTTGCGCTAACAGAGCTGTTCAGGTTCAATCCGTTACTAAGTTTGCGAACTATCATCGTTGCATTAGCGACATTAGAAGATCCTGTCTGGCCAGATGCACGATCTCCATACATATCACATGTCGTTTGCCAATAATTGCTAAGAGGATTTAGTAACGCAGCCTTACCGACGCATACCTCTCCATACCCATTATTATAGTATCCATTCCAGAACGATGATTGTTCCAGTACCGTACCCATATATAGAACATTCTGATAATAAGTACCAATACTAAGCCCAGATTCTGTAATATTCAGACCTCCAATAGTTCCTGAAGTTGCATAAATCGTTCCTGTAATCACGGCATCCTTTGCTGTCAGCTTACCACCTCTAGTTATAGAAGTAGTAGCCTTGCTGCCTTCAGCACCGCCTATCCAGAACGCATAATCCGCATTATTCTTCACCCATCGGAATGAGCCAAAGACCGTGCTACCCTCCAGCAGATTGAACTGCTGGCCCTGGGCGAACTTCAGAACCGCATTCTTTGCCACGATAAGAGGACAATACATCGGACCGGCATCGCTCAGTTTTATCCACAGCCTATTACCGTCTGAGTCGGTAGCTGAAGGATCGAAGGAACTGCCCGTAGCCGTATGCGTAACGTTGCATTGATAGACAGACCAGCCATCGTTAGCATTATTGTCCTCGATGTAAATCAGGTCGATATACTTCTGTTCCAGGGTCAGGGCAGAATCATTATGATACGTTGCCCCGTTCTTCCATCCTTCGGAATTCCGGACGATGCAGCCGTTCTTACCCATCTTTCCGGCTTCGGCAAAGTTGGCAACCACAACAGGCTGGCTCCAATCATCCTGTACAGAGTCAGTACCATGTTTTCCTGCACGAACAGACTCCCAGATGAACCGGTTCGCAGACGATACAGCCAGCCGTTTTGCCGTCCATCCTCCCTGTAGGATACCATTAGTACGGTAAGGCTTAGATGGCGCCACCGTATCGTTATTGGTAGCGATATAGGCGCGCTCCATAACGATGGATTCAGCCTGCATCGGCATCGCCTTACTCCAGGTTATGTTACCTACGGCATCTACTGTTCCGTCGGTACGCCATAAACTCTCAGTAAGAGCTATCATCGATTGCCAGGCAAAGAGACCATAGTCGCCGTAGCTGTCTGTTCCGCCATCCTTGAAATATCCGATGAAGAAATAATATTCTCCTGCATCAGGCATGGATAATTCAGCAGCATAACTCTGACCGTTGCCGCTTACTGCATAGGTATGCTCCGATCTGCTGATATATTCGCTATCTTCCTTTATCTGCTTGCCCTCGCTATTGATAACCTCAGACGGCAGATAGAGACGAGAGATACATACCAGGTCCCAGTTGGTTTCAGAGTAAGACTTCAGCATTACTCTGAGATAGCTATCCCGGAAATGGTTAACGACCTTAATACGACGTATGCACTTGCCGTTGTTACCAAGAGCGGAAGGAGTCTTGTAGAACGTTTTTTTCTGCTTGATACCATCTAACAGAATTTCGCTTTCTTCTGTTCCCCATGCGCCAGTAGTACTACTGTTGTACCGGTCGACAATCTCATCTGTTGTAATCTTACCACCCAGCACGATGCTCTTACAGCCCGTAGCAGGAGCCTTCTTCGTCCAACCATGGCCAATATTATCCTGCGCTTTATCATATTCGGCAAGCGTTTTCAGGAAAGGAAGATCTGATGGTTCTGAAGCTGAAGACTGATAGCCTACGATAAGGCCATCACCATCCTTCGCTTTATAACCTCCACATGAAAAGTTTATAACTTCGTCCCCATCCGTAAACCGCGTAATTTTCATTATCCACAGCCACGGAGTGGCATCATTAAAGGCAATTTCATTGAAGTATTGACTGCCATTTTTTCTGAATTCGGTCGGATCACTGTTTACTTCAGAACTATTTCCAGCATAATACCAGGTTTCAATGCTTGAAATGCTCTTCGGGTAACGGTTGAAGAGCTTAGGTTCAGAGAAAGTGCCATCCGCTCCTACCTCTCCCGTCTTGTATGCTACATATACATACTGCTTCTCCCGAGTCGGCTCCATCGGATCATCCTGCCATCCCTCAGGCTGTAAGACGCCCTGCTGGCGGTAAGGCCGTGTGATGAAACTCGAATCAGACTGATCAGAGAGATAATAGATATACTCATACCCATCGCCATCCGCTCCACAGGTGAGTACCGGAACGCTTTCCTTATCCAGTACATTTCCGGAAGCATCGTATAAAGCGAACACCACCTGACGGGCATTATTCTGCACAGATACCTCTGCGCCTATTTCCATATCGGTATCAGGAGTATCAGTAGCTCCATGCTTCAGATGATACCCTGCCGGTAATTCTGTCAGCTTATATCTCTTGTCGTCGGATGATGTTGCCCATATATCGCATGAGATGCTTTTTGCGCTCATATTGCCCTGGTTGTCTATAATCACGCTATCGGCAGATGGTATCAGCTCGTAGATTACGGTATCAGACGATTTCAAAATGGTAAGCTCTCGGGTATACTCGTAGCTGGCTCCAGCATATTTGCCCACAACCGTGATATTCATCTTCGTAATCTGGTCGAGCGTATCGGCAGTAAGATTATCAGCATCAATGGTGATTATCTTTGCCTTGCCGTCAATGCTCATCGAAGTCTTTAAACCTGCTACACTAGAGATATTGAGCGAGGATATCGCCCATGGTTCGTTATGATACATGAGGGAAACCTTGGTCTTGATAGGGAAACCTATATACTTACCGGCTCTGGTATTCCATGCCACCGATGCACTCTCATTGCTCAGGTCGCACACCATAAAAGGAAGGCTGTCATGCTGAATGCGGATAGGCATCTGCACCGTTTTCGAGGTCTTTCCCTCCAGTTCTACGACGATGGTCACCATCGCATCCGACATTTTGCGCATAGCTGCGTAATCGAAATTGGTATCATCAGCAGTACCGGAAACGCCATCCTTAATGTTCTTGATTCCCTTGATGAAAACGGTAGAGTTCTTCACCTCTACGTCGCAGTCATCGCTTACTACATGCAGGCGATAATGGCCTTCTGTCACGTTCTCGCTATTCGCATCCTCCTCAAGTAGGATATCCATACCCTTACGCACGAAGACGGCCGTAGAGATGCGGTACTGTTTGGTAGCCTTGCCCTCATCCTGAGTATAGAGACCATTAATGACATTGCCCATATCATCTACCGTGACGACGCTCTGATACTGCGAGAGACTCACATCATAAGCCTTCGCCTCGTTCTTCAGGTCATCGAGCCCGGAAAGACCTTGCAAGTAGTTGATGTTGCCACCGAAGTAGATATTATCCTGCACGTAGATACCATTACCCTCCGGACGCACGATACTGCCATCCCTTTTAGTCAAAGCCAAACCACTAAGCCATCCGTATCTCGCCACACGATTCTGCGGCAGCACTTCCCAGTTGCATACACCATCCAGCACCTCGATATAGCTGTTTCCCCTCGAAGAAAAATACATGCTACTCTGGCGCTTATCATCGGTAAAGCTACCATACTGCGCAAAATCCATATAAGCACAAGGATCCGGAGTCGCCTCCGAGCGTTTACCATATTCGAATATGAACTTACCTTTCTCGTTAGTGATGATTTTCTTCACATAAAAGTAAGTAGTGAAGAAACCTTTATGCAGAACGAAATTGCAATCATCCAACACGCCTTCTGTATTTTTATCTGAACCATGGGCGTTATCTATATCGGCATAGATACCGCGGCAGATATCTCCCACCTGCAGAGATCCGTAATCGTTTCCCTCCAGATGAAGAGAGATGATGTGTTTCTTGGTATCTACACTCTCGATGGTTCCATAGCCGTTGGTGTTCCATTGCTCCGCTTTGGTTACAGAGATTTCGTTGAAGACGAACTTAGGAGCAGAGATAAACTGACGGACGAACAGGCTGTTCATCTCTGCGTCACCATTATTATCGATACTTGCGCCGGAACCATAAGCCCCGGAAACGAAATTGTATGTCATGAAGGCATAGAGTTTCGCTAATCCCTCGCCAGTTATCTGGCTCTTTCCGTCTCCAAGCTTCAATCCTTTCAGCAGGGATATCACATCCTCGAAGGTAATCTTACCTTTGGCGGTATCATCTATATCCTTGCGCAGCATCTTCTTTTCGAGCGCGCCTCCAGGAGTACAGTCGTCTGCCATACCTGCCTTTATTCTGTCGCCCTGGTACAGGATATAACCGTAATCATAAGACAGTCCGTTCAACACTTCGATGTTGAAGTGCTGATGGCCGATACCTCCTCCGCCACTATATCGGTCGCTCAGAGTGCTTGCAAAGTAGTTAAAGAGAGCGTCTGCAGTTGTGACACCCCATGTTTCTGAATAGGGCTCCTGAACCGGGAAGAGCACCCCTCCACTCAGCAGCTGACGTGGGAACTCAACTAAGCGAGGGGCGATAGTAAAATTTCCGATTTCGGGTAGATGGATATCCATCTGCTTGAAATTGCTGGCATCTGACCTTGTGAGGTTCAGATACGGACGGGCATCTGAATATTTATAAGTGAAAGTATAGTCTGAAGGCAGTTCCTTCGCCTCGTAGTTCACATCGCTCTCGGTAACGGTTATCTTACGAAGAGAATTGCCATGGTAAACATACTTACCCAGAGACGGGAAGAAATCGAGCAGCCATTGGCGCTCTTTCTTATCCAGGAACCCGGTATTTTTCTTGAACTTCCGGGTGGTATCTACGCGGTATTCCTCAGAGTCTTCCTCTATTTCTGCTACGTTGTGGGTATGTTCTGCAGTATTTTCGCTGTTGCCGTAAGCGCGGAAACAGTCTACACCTCCCAACGAATTCTCGAAGAGGAACCACTCTTCTTCCTCGCTCTTCATATCGCTGGCATAGTATCGCTGTACGTATGTGACACGCTTCCCGTCCTGTTCTACCCAGATATCGTAATAAGATGGCTGGATAGAACCGCCTATCTTCTTGGCGATAATGGCGTATTGTACCGGCACGGTATAAACGGTTCCGGCATTCATATGGTTCATCAGTACCACTTCCTTCTCTTCGTAGGCGGTCCCATTCCACATGTATGCCTTGCATTTCATCACGCTGGTGGCAGTTGCGTAATAGGTAAGGAATTCCGGAGAATAATAGGTTACGGCCTTCACCTGCGGCTGCCAGGTGAGGAAATTGTTTTTCAGAAAATTGGTAGCCGAATCAGAGAGTCTGTCCACACCGGCACGTATCACGGAGAAGGTGAATTCCTTCTTGCTGCCTTCGCTGCCAACCTCGTAAAGTGTCGCCACAAAGGATTTCATGATGTTCGGCTGAGCATAAGGTTCACTACTGTCCTTTACCTCAAAGCTGAGAAGAGGAAGGATGATATCCTTGACGGATAACGTAATCCGGTTCTTATCGTTCGGCGTATAAGTGTGCTGAACGATGTTTGCGCTTGAGCCTTTATAGCGTAGAGCGAAAACCACATCAGCCTTCGATGTACTGAATATCTCAAAGGCATTCATGGAGCCTACCATGCTCAGAGCAGATGGATATAATAAAACCTGTATCATCTTAAAATTGCTTTGATTATATTGCAAAGGTAAGATAATACAGGTATATAACAAAGGACAATATCCTACGAAATCGGTATGCATTCCAGCCAGACGGTCGTGCAATGGTATACCCATTTACTGTGACGGAACATCGTTGCGTGTCGGGTTTTCTGACTCACGAAAGATTTCTGCAGGCCGTATTTTTTGCCGACGTACTCAGCTGAAGGGAGAGGAGGATAAATGATCTTGAAAGTGCGGTCCTGGTCGTTACCTGATTTTTTATAGTCATTCTCTGAAACCTCTACCGTCTCTTCGAATCCAAGCCACTGGTACTTGCAGGTCATTGCCGGCATCATATCTTCCAGGCTCTCTGCCTCGTTAACAGGAGTAGTGAGAGCGATGGTTCTGAGCTCGCTTTCCGTTGGTTCGCTCTTACCTCCGAGGGTAAACTTCAGCTTATTAAAGAAGAAACTTACGCCTCTGATCACAACCTTTGCGTAAGAAGGAAGGTTCTGCTTCTGCGACTGGGAGAGGAGCAGTTTTACCTTGAGTTCCTGGAGTGAATTGCGCAGCAGGAGGTCATACTGCCGGTAGAACTTTTCATAGATACCATCCTCACCATTATACACCAGGGAATAATCGAATATCTTCCGGGGTGTCTGTTCTCCCTGATGATGCGAGCCGAACCCGACATTTGAATATAGATGCGTATCATATGCTGTCACGGTTCCGCAAGCTATACCATCTGAAGATACGTAAGGGAAGGCGAGCATGACGGGCAACGCAGGAGTCGATTCACTTACCTCTTCTCCGTCTTCCGTTGCAACTTTCATCGATGAATTCAGCGTAGCGTAATCGCCGATATACAGTTGTCTGTCCATGTCTCTTGACACGGTCTCCCCGTCTAAGATTTCCCTATACTGGAGCGTACGAACCTCCGGTATCATCTCTGGTATTTCTACATCTTGAGTATCAATATCATCATCTCCAGAATCGTAGCTCTGAGAACAGCCACCTATTTTTACTTTCACGCTGTAGTTGCCGGAATAACCTTTCTTATAGAAGCAACCATCTGCGCTATCAAAGTAGGCGCCAGAATTTTTCGATACCATATCCTTAATATCATCGTAACTATCCTCTGTATCGCTATCCGCCTGATACTTCGGGCGCAGTACCACACGTTTATAATCGGATGCAGCCTTATAAGATAAGGTAGGTTCTTCAGTCATCTGGCGGGTAAGATCCGCAACCGGCTTACTGTCTATCGCATCTTTCAGGAAGATGATATCTGCAGTATGAGTTCCTTCATCAGATACGAACTCGCAGAGGAACTTTTTCCGAAAAACTGAGAGAAAATCAGATACTGACACGTCTGGCAGAAGGTCTTCGACACGGATATGTCCATTCACTAGCACGTCTATCACGTTGTTCAAGACAACCATCTTATTGAATGGAGCCGTCTTGGTGAAGAAATTCTCCTTGAGGTCATACCCGAAATGCTTGAAAATCCGCTTCAACAAATAATTGGCACGGATAAAAGGAGATATATAATATCCCTTCGTCAGAGATATCGGTATTTCGTTTACATGATCAGTAAGCAGCCATTCACCCGCAAAATACGGCGAGTCAACGCCCAGAGAATAGGTATACATCTCGTGAGCTGTTACGTATTCGTAACCGCCTCCTTCCTTATATCTCCAGTAGCTGGCAGTACGCATAGTACCTGCATTCCATCCCCAGTTCAGTATTTTGTAGTTGTACTCGGTATCTCTACCCGAGTCATCGGTAAGCAGAACCGGGAAGATATCATAGTTCTCGTTTTTGCCACCTACGAGAGATTTGCAGAACTCGATACACTCGTCTACGGTCGTGCACCCGGGTATCATCTCGTCCTTGAAGATACTCTTCAGCTTTACGTTCTGTATCTTCGAGTAGAAGGATCCGTCGTTGATATAGAATGAAGAGGAGATGTTTCCCTTGTGCTGTGCCGAGAGAACAATCTGCCGGCATTGGGCGAAATACTCGCCGTCTTCGATGCTTACGTTCGTAGCCACCATCTTATCCCTCATTCCGAAGGTATCGGGATAGCCCAGTATCATGCGGTTGTAGTCGCTTGCCGGAATATCAAGCGGGGATGTTGTCTCTCCGTAATCGTTGAAGAACGGGTTGGTACGTTCTACCTCCAGCTTGGCGTCTTCGCCAAGCTGGTAGGCCTTTCCTTTATCCAGATTTGTTATTTTCATGTTCAGAAGATTTTATTTTTTAGCAAACTTTCTCGCCTGGTTTCTCAGTTCCTGCTTGGCGTCCAGATCCGAGAGTGATACAAACGAGCGGATTCCGTCTCTCTTGAGCTCTCTGAGCAGTTCCAGGAGCTCGTTATTATTGCGTCCCGACGTAGCATTTTCTGCGTCGCGATGCGCAGAATCCTGCGTCCGGACGTAAAAATCAGCCCCTCCCGGAGCGGTATCCGGACTGATCCGGGTAGACTGACGGGCGATACTTCCACCCAGCGCCCTGCCCTGCATGGCCATGAGATACTTGCTCATATCGAAGGTTCTTATCTGTCCGGCACGCTGGGCTGCATCCATCAGGTTGATGAGCGGAGCGATGGTAGGGTTCTCCAGGGCTGCATTCGATGCCACCCATTCCTTGCTTCTGCCTCTAGGTCCCTCGCCTACGATGACGGTAGGATGATCTACGTACCCGCGCTTACCTGGTGCATACTCGGCGTTGAAGTGTTTGCCGTCCTGCTCGCGCTCTACATCGATTCGTCCGCCACTCTCGCGTCCGCTTGCCACACGGGAACCTACAGAAGAGGATCCACTAGCTGATCCGTTGAGGGTCATACGCTTCACCTTCTGGCGCTCTGCATTTGCCACAACCAACTGAGCTGCACCCGTCACACCCATCAGGGCTGCAGCAACAGGTCCGGCAATAGGTCCCAAATCGGCGAGTGCCTTCATGATAGATACTGCAGTATTGGAGACAATCTGAGCCACTTGCATAGCAAAGTTCACATCAGCATACTTTTTCTGTATCTTCAGTTTCTCGTTAGCTTTCTTCTTCTCCAGTTTCTCCTGGAGTGCCGTATTACCCTCGGCAGCCTTGATCTCTGCATCATACTTGGCATCCACGTTCGCCATCTCGGCATTCTGCAGCGAAGTCACGGCATTACTGAAGAGGTTTGTATAGTACTGAGCCTGCTTCATGAAGGAATCTCTCTTCAGCTGCTGTACTTTCTCCTCATATTCCTGCTGAGTGATATACTGGTTGTCGAGTGCCTGCTTCAGTTGCAGCAGTTGCCGGTCGTACTCGCTCTGCTGGTCGAAACCGAGAGCCTGCCTAGCTTGTTTTTTCTTTTCATCCTGTTCGTCAATCAGCTCGTTTTGCTTGGTCGTATACTCCTTCTTTATCTGAGCCTGCACATCTTTATATGCCTTCTCCAGCTGGGTAGTATCTTCCCCGTTCTGCTTGGCCATATTGAGCGCAGCCTGGTAATATCCCTTCAGTACTTCCAGTTTCTGGTCGCGTTGCTGTTTCAGGGTCAGTTCCTGCTGCGTCTCCCCTTGCTCCATTACCTTTGCCAGGGCATCCTGGTAAGCCTGTTCTACTGCCACCTGCTGCTCGAAATGAGCCTGTTCTGCAGCCCGGAGGTTCGCCTGCTGTTTATCCTGGAGTGATTTCTTCTTTGCGCCATCCGCAATTCCGATATTCTGCGACTGCTCGCTATACGAGGTTTCGATGGCGAGGATGTTGGCGGTATGCTGGGTCTTCAAAGCCTGCATGGCGAGGTCGTACTTCTCTTGAGATACCTGTTTCTGGGCGAGAGCCATTTCCCAGTTGTTCACATCCTGCTGGTAATCCAGGTTGGCTGCATCGATATCTGCCTGTCGGTTTTCAGAAAACTTCTTCGATGCGATATCATCAGGATTAGGCTTGGAGGTGGTGTTTGTGGTTCTGGTATGGCCACCAGTTCCGGTATGATTGCCCGTTCTGCCACCGCCGCCACCGCCGTTTCCTCTGGCTTTTTTAGGAGTCACAATACCGATATCCGCAATCTTGGAGTTCAGCTCGTCTATCTTTCCGTTTACGCGGTCTATCTGCTGCTCGGTTTTGTAGAGCGCCTTCTTGGCATTCGTTTCCGTATCTGTGCCGAAGAACTTGGAAACACCTCTCATAAAACTGTTCTGTGGATGAAGGATGTTGTCTGTCTTTACATCATGATAGGTCTTATCCTGCTCGTCTCTCTTGTCCTCCAGGTCGCTTTTCTGCTTATACAGGTCCACAAGCTTATCCTTGTATGCCTTCAGACTAATTTCCTTCTTCAGAGAAACGAGATAGTCATCAATGGCACTCTTGTTGTCTCTGGTAAGTCTTCCCTCTTCAGAGAGCAGTCCGTTATAACCAGGAATAATCTTCTTGAGTTCATTGAGAGCCTCCTTACGGCGGTCCATGGAAATCTTCTCGTTGCGCATGGTTTCGTTGAGCTGCTTCACCTTGGCGGTCTGCTCGTTCACCTGGGCATTCAGGTCTCGCTCCATGGTTTCCAGTTCCTTGGCTGATGCTGCAGCTGCCTCCTGCTTTTTATGCATATCCCATAACTTCAGGGAGAGAACCGTTACTCCCGCAGCAATCAGCCCGAAGACGCTTGCCTTCATCGTTGCATTCATGGCGGTCCAGGCATTCTTGGCAAGTGTCACCCTGCCCGTGAGCAGGTAGAAGCCCGCCTGCAGCAGTTTCAGAAGTCCGGTTCCGGTAGCGCAGATTACGTTCCATGCCTGCTGTGCTGCGGCAGCACCCTTGGTTACAACGATATTCGTCTTGATGGCGTTGCTGGTGGCAATCGCTACAACCGTGAAGGCTGTGAGCAGAATGCCGAGCGTCTTCACCACGCCCTGATGCTTTACGCACCATGAAATGAGACTGATGGTGTTCAGCTGCATATCTGCATAGGCATCATCCCATTGTTCCTTGAGCGGGAGGATTTCGTCTCCCAGAGCCTTCTGGGCGTTCTGCAGTTCTACCGTCTTCTGGGCTGCCCGGTCGGCTGCGCTGATATAGGTCTCTCCTGCCTCGGCAAGCTGGGTATCTACAATCTCTGCCACAGCCTTCATGAAGTCGCCCGTCTCCTTGGTCTTCTCCGAGATTTCTGCTGCAGAGATACCCAGGTTATCGAGGATCATCGGAGATTTGCGGCCAAGACCGGTCACGATGCTGTTTGTCATGTAGTCTACCGACTGGCCCGTCTGTTGCGCCTTCAGCTGGGCAAACTCCAGATATTTGCCCAGGTCTTCCAGCGGAATGCGGAAATCGTTAGCCTGTACGGCAGCAGTCATCAGCTGAACATCGTTTACGGTTCCCTTGGTTGCCTTGCGGAGATTGTCCAGCAGGTTCGGGTTATCCATGGCATTAAAAGCCTTGGTCACACCATCTGCCTGTTCTGCCATCTCTACGCCAGCCCTGGCAGATTCCAATGCGAAATCTTTCAGTTTGGATGCCTGTTCTCCCAAAAGGCCTGCGAGCTTTGTCGCCATGGTTCCTAGAAAGATTCCATTCACCTGGTCACTTGATGCAATCTCGCCAAAACTCTTGGCGTTCTGCTTCAGTTCTGAGATACGGCCGGAAACATCTTTCAGACGTTGCTCCAGTACGCCGTAAGCCTCTGGGTGAAGTGCCTGGACGGTATCATCAAGTTCCCGCTGTAGCATCTTCTGCTGTTTGCGGAGCTGGTTCATCGTCATATCCATCACGCTCAGTCTCTGAGTCTGAGCAGAGATTTCTTTGGTAGTTTCCCTAATCGCCTTACTGGTAGTGCGGTATTGCTCGGCCATATTCTTATACTCCTGGGAAGTCTTCCTGCCGGCAGCCTCCATCTCTACCATGGACTTCAGTTGCTGTTTGTTGGCAGCCTTCAGTCCCATCATCTTGTTCTCCAGTTTCTTGATTTCCTGCTGAGCCTTCGATGACTCCACATTTACTATCAGGGAAACCTGGTCTTCCGTTAAATGTTTATTTGCCATAATTATGATTTTTGTGGGTTGAGTGATTGTTCCAGTTCCTGACGTATGCTGTTCCGTACTTCGTCGTTGAAGCCATAGCGAAGCTTAGGGAATGTTTCATGATACAGCACACCCCAGACCACGCGGTTATAGAGCGCGAGGTTCCTGCGCTTGAACTTGCTGACGCGATCATTTCGCTGCCGGTACTGCATATCCAGAAAACGGAGATAAGGAAGAATCCGTACGAAGATAGTACGGTTCTCGCCCGATATCTGACTGTCGAACGAGTGAGCGGAAAGCGTAGTGAGCAATCGGCCGGTACGGCGCTTATAATGATTGCGCACCACGTTCTCCTGGGTGGAGTATATCTTCAGGATGCCTGCCTGAAGAGTCTCGTGAACGAATTTCTTTTTAACAAGACTGTCTGTTACCATATTCTTTATACATTACTAATTAGTAATGCAAATATAGTAACTTACAGACGAAGGGCAAAGGACTCTTATCTGAATATTGCCTTATAGATAGGAATACCCAGCAGAGGGGTGAGCATGGTGCAAAGGCTGAGGTAAAACACCCATAACACGGGATTGCAGGAACCCACAACAAACGGACCCACCACAAGCGCGATGACGAACGACACAAGCGAAATAAAATCGAAAAATCCCATAATCTATATATTTTAATGTGTTACTAATTCTCGGGTGCAAAGATACACCACTTTTTCTGAAAAACCAAATTTATGCTCCAGAAAAAAATGGCCACCCTCACGGGCAGCCATCCTTAATTAGAGATCTGACTTAAATTAAAGCTTTATTACATGATAGACTAGAAAAACTATTTTCTATTTCCCTGAGAGTATTTTACCCAGTTTCTCGTGCATCTCCTTGAGCTGTTCATCGGTAATGCCCGAGATGTACATGCCGTTCAGGCTGAGCATGTGTTCACATGCCGGCTTGCCGGCGTTCATTACTTCGCACTCCTCGAAGATAGGGTGCTTTCTTTCTTCTGCTATGTTGGCCGCAACCTTAGCTGCAGCATTTTTATTCTGATTTTCCATAATCTGCTTAAAAATTAGTTGTTACTATTGTTATCTATATCAATCTCATCCTGCAATTTGCAAGCCGTGTACAGAGCCTTCTGCAGGTCCTCGTTGGCATTCATGGCTCCATGCATCATAATAGCGAGTATCTTATCATCCCCGCCTCCGCCGACAGCCAGGTTGAGATTACCATCCGTACTCACGCCAGCGGTTATCAGAAAGAAGGCTCGCTTATCGTTCTGCTCCTGCCACTCGCCTAGCTCTTTGGTAACCTTCTGGATGGTTCCGAATGACTTCAGGTCGCCATGAAGTTCTGTATCGGTACCTTCGCAGACTTTATCTATACCAACTGAATATTTTTTCTTCTGTCCCATTATTCTACTCCTCCATCTTTAGGCCTTGGTCGGCTCCATCCTTCCGGGTACATTTGCTGAGAGTCTTCGGCAAGGTTTGCCCCCCCAGAATTGCGGTAAGCCTCGAAAATCTTGTGACGTGCGTTCTGCAGTTCCAGGTTCTTCAGAGCATGATTGCTCTTGACCTTCGCCATACCGGTAAGATAGTCCTCGGTAGCCTTGCGTCGGAAGTCACGAATGTTGCGTTCACGCTCGTTAAAGGAAACTTTCTTGCGGTCAATCTCCTGTTCAAAATCAGTCCTATCCTTCTGAAGGGCCTCCATGTTTCGGCCTGCTATATCCTTCTGGAGGTCGCACTCACGCTGAAGCTTGATCTTCTCGTTTTCGAAGTTCTCGCGCTCCTTATTAATAGCCTCGGTGTTCTTTATGAGCTGAGCATGGAATATCTCAGTTGTCATTATCTCTGTAGCAGTTTCTACTGCTTCGTCTAATACGGTCTTGATATCTTTTTCGTTACTCATTTTATTTTGAATTTAATCGTTTATACTCTGCCATGTTCATGCTGATTCTCTCCAGGTATATGTCCCGCGTATTAGGAGCTGAGTAATACCTGCCGTCGAGCCAGACGATAATGGCACGGTCATTTTTCCTGTCGTTGTAGCAGCGGATTCTGCCTCTGCGGTTCTTGTCGAGCCAGCACATTATCTCGGTTTTGTTCGGACCCATCTGACGGCCGGTGTACTGAAACCAGGACGTTCTCAGTACTACATTAACAAGCAGATGCGTGCGCTTGCGATGTTTGTTCTTAATTGTTCTCATAATTCTTTTTGTGTTAAAATTTTCACGGTGCAAAGGTACGAAATCTTTGCTGTGCGTCAAAGGACAAACATATGAGTGATGTCTGGCTATTTTTCACTCATTTCTTCTATCGGCCGCCAATATACCGCGAAGGTGTTGCACTCCATGAAGCAGTCGGCATCGCTTTCCTCGGTCCAGATAAAAGGAATGCCGCCATCATAGCGCAGTCCGTCGGCGAGAATTACGCTCTCACGGTGGTCATCGGGCGTGCGGGGATCATAGAACCTTACCCTGGCTCCCTTCCTGAAACCGTCTGCTACCTTGAGGAACGCTCTCGACTTGAAGATATACATCCTGTTCTTGAATATCTTGAACTGAAGCAGTCCGCTATGCGTCATGTGGCATACCTGCTTGCTCAGCTCCAGACCATCCTTATGAGAGATAGAATTGCAGTCTGCGAAACCTACACGGGTAATCGTAGTGTCGGGATAGAACATCTTGTATTCGGCAAGACGCTCCATAACATCTCCTATTACATCAATCTTTGCCATAACTACATCACCTCCCCTCCCATAAGAAAGCCACCTAGTACAGCTACTGCCATGAAGCAGAAGAAACCTGCCATGGTCATAGCTACTTCGCCATACGTAACCGCCTCCCCGCAAAGGTAGGAGAAGGTCTCGCTCTTGGTCTTGGCGAGCTTCCTGATTTCACACTTGAGGGCCTTCATGCCCTCCTCTACGCTGATGCCTGCAGGGCGCACCTGAGCATCACTAATCAAAATAGAATTCTGCATATTGCATCATCTGTTAAGCATTAACAGCCGATTGTACAAAAGGGTGGCGGCTGCATTCCCCGTTGCTTAACAGATGATGACTTATCCGGAAGGACTAATCAAATCTACGGTTCATGCAGCCGCCATTTATTGCGAGAATTATTTCTCCAGTTAGGAAAATATATTTTCCCAGTTAGGAAAAATACTTTTCCCGATTAGGCATAAAAAAAGCCTGCGGCCAGAAGCCATAGGCGAAACGGTCGCCCTGCCGGATAGACTACTATCATCTGTTAAGCGTCGGCAAAGGTAAGAAGAAAATCCGGAACCGCCAAATAAAAATCGGGAAATTTTCTCACGATGAGAATAATTAACACTTAAATATGCTGTAGAGCATAAAAATGAGGGGGTAAAGGGCAAGAAAAAGCCCCGATGCGCTGCTGCACCGGGGCTGATGTGTTATTATTCACCTTTCTGATAAATTGGCGGAATCTTATTCAATACGAATACCACAGCAAGACCGATAACGGTGGTTACGCCTATAATGCCGGCCACGGTATCATGGCCATTCATGGCAAGGCTATAGGATATAAACCCGAAGAAGAGGATGAGTATGGTGGCAAGAACCTGCCCCAGCGTGCTCTGGAAAAACTTCTTCTTCACAATGGTCTTCTCCATATCGATGCGATGATCTACCTGCTTCTCGGTCATCGACATGATACGGTCGGTAGAACCCTTCAGCGTCTGCTCGTATGCCTTAAAATCTTCGGGCGAAGGAAGAGGTCCGCTGTACGACCGCTCCTCGATGGCGAGCATCGTAGAAACAATCACTTTTCGCTTGTCTTCCGGGAGTTCCTCCAGGATATCGTTGATATTGGCAGGAATCATCTCTCCGCTACATTCTTTCTTATCTGACATAAGCCGACTTCTGCTTTAAGTTCATAACCTTTCTCATATCATTACCGATGGCCTCCCAGTCCTTTCTCAGATCTGAAGCATTATCGCCCTTCAGATAATCGTTGAACAGGCTGTTGTCTCCGCCCAGTCTTCCCAGGCTGATTAACCCTTCCAGTAAATTATTAAGTATTCTCATATCTTTCTTATTTTTGAGTGTCCGCGTTCTGTTACTAATTCTCACGGTGCAAATATACTATTATTTTCTGAACAGAACAAACGAAAGCGGGTATTTAACACAAAAAACTTGAAAATGGGAATGAAAAGCCCCGATGCGTTGCTGCACCGGGGCTGATGTGTGAATAGATAACCCTATGCTAACTGCAAAGAGCTAATGCGTTGTCCAATCTCCTGGACGGCACGATTGAAAATATCTTTCTGCTCGGAATTGAGCGTATAAACATGACCACGAACCTCTGAGCCATTGAGACGCTGAGAGAGCCATGCAGCGCTTTTACCGAAGTATTTCTGTGCGATGTATCTTAGTGGAAGCAATTTATAATCTGTCTCTGTAAGCTGCTCACGCAAAGTGGCAACCTCCAGCTTCAGGTTTGCTACTCTATCTACAACCACCTCACTAATATATTTCTTATCCTCCTCCGTAGCATTTGCGCTGAGATAGCGATGGATCTCGTCTCTGCGCTCTTTGCTCTTGGCATCCTGCTTGCTAGCCAATGCCATGTACTCTGCCATTAATTCTTTAATATGCTCCATATTCTTATATTTATATTGTTTAAAGAACCTCCCCCCTAGGGGAGGACTTTTTAGTTTTTTCTTTGCTTGTAGAGCTTAGAAAGGTCTGCGAGTCTCAAATCAATCTGTCTCTCGTAATCGAAGACCAAGTCTTTCAGTTCGAGAAGAGCCTTGATTTCGTCTTCCTTTCTTTTAATTTCTTGCTCTAACTCTTTTTGTGTCATACGCTTAAAATTAAATTGTTAAACATCTAGTTATCTATTCACGATGCAAAGATACATAAAATTCTTTTAATGACCAAATAAAACATAAACTTTCTTTTATGTTTAACTCATTTTTAACATCTTGATACGGGAAATAAGCGGAAAAAGCGTATCTTTGCAGAAAAGAAATGTTTCACCTATTAATATATATATAAGGTATGGAAAAGATAATAAGTAACAAAGCAGCCTCCTTTGCCAGCATGGAGCTTGCCAGATATGCGCTGGAACGGGCAGACAAGAGAGCCGGCAGCATACTGGAACAGTATCGCAAGTCAACAGACCGCAACTATACGCTGGCAGGCTTCATCATGACGGTATTCATGGCACTCACGGCTTTTCTCGCCACGGAAAAGATGACCATGGTACTGATAACAGTCACTCTCCCTTTATGGGTAGGAACCGGAACGGCGCTGCTTATCCTATTCTGTAAGGTGATGTGGGTACACGACTTCATGGCGCTGGGAGATGATGCTGCCACGATGCTGAGAGATGACCTGGTAGACGTGGCCATGAACAAAGGCTTGCAGGATGATGATAAGGCAAACGATGAATACCTGCATCATCTCGTAATATCATCCATCAGGCACACTTATAACGTCACAGAGTATAACCGCGCCTGCCTTAACAGAAGAAACCGCCACGTAAAACGAGCGATGACCGCAATCATCGCCTCGGTAATAGTGAGTGCAACGACTACGGTCATCATGTTGACCTTATCTTCTCTTGGGATTATTCCCATGACTTGAAGTGTCCGGATAACTGTTCGGATCCTCTGGCCAACCATCCTCATTGTAGTTTGGTTTCATAATCATAAAAAAGGGCTCGTGCATCCGGAGAGCAGTCCTTCAGCACGAGCCACACAGCTGTATTTCTTTTCACTTGTTATGTACAAACTCTGCTCAATCTGCACACAACCTTAGTTCAATATCATCATTCCGCCTGCAAAGATAACACTTTTCTTCGAAACCATCAAACATTTTACTGATTATTTTCAGAAAATAGCAAGAAAAGGCCCCGATGCGCTGCTGCACCGGGGCTGAGTTGAGTTATTGAACATGTTAGCTATGCTAACTGCAATGCGCCACAAGGCTATGGCGACTTCTGTCTTATGGGGAACGATGACCCCAGCCTCATTATATCCTGTCCGCAGCCGCACGCAAGCGATTGGAAACATCGCAAAGTGCTCCACGGAGCATAACCTTCTCTTCTTCGGTGAAACCGCCTACACCACCATTTCCGTCAATACCATCGAGCTTATGATAAAGCCATGATGCCGATTTCCCGAAATAAGCGTGTGCTATCTCGCGCCATGATACCGTCATCTGGATATCCTGTATGCGCTGCTTTACTGTGCTGTCCTTAGCCTGCTTCATTGTTACTTCCATAATCTTATGCTTTTTAATGCCCTCCCCGAAGGGAAGGCTGTTGTTAATACTTGGTGTAATACTCTGGTGGCTCAACCATCTCATCAAACAGCTGCTGAGCGTACCATAATAGCTGTGGGTTACCTCTAGGGTATGACTTTCGGAAATTTCTGATAGCTTCTATCAGTTCTTCCTCTTTTTCTGTTACTAAAATCTTCTTCATATCGTTTTATTTTAAGACAATGCAAAGATACTACTATTTTTCGTAGTAGCCAAATGTTTTGTACGAAAAATCGTAGTATTAACTATGTTTAAGCTTTCTGTATGTGAAAAGGTAGAAAATGAGCGGGAAATTTTCAGAAAACAGCAAGAAAAAGCCCCGATGCATCTCGCACCGGGGCTTCCTAATAATTTTGATAACTTTATAAACTTGGAAAACCGTACTCTACAACAAGAACGATAGATTTCCATATGAGAATTAGAACACACGCTTGTGCAATGTTAGAAGATCATACTACTATAACTAATAATCATGAGTATAAAAAAGATACATCTAATATAAAATTCAGCCTAACTACACATACCTATAAACACTTAAACTATTTCTTAAACATGATAATCCTGGGATAAGAGAGCCGGGAGTGCGGGTTCTGACCCACTATCTCCATGCGCACACCCTTGGTTCCATAGCGAAAGAAGAGAAATTTCTTCGGCACACGATGAACAATCATCTGGAGAGTATCGCGACTCTCGATATGAATCTGCATGCTGTCGCCCTCGATAGCGCCCCGCAGGGTTATCCATGGATCACTCCAGGAAACCGTCTGCGAGACGTCGGGCGGTCGGTAGGAACCGGAAAGAAGCCGACTGCATGTATCGTGAGGAACCGGCCGGATGGCTGCCTTCACGTCTACCTGGGTGGTGGTAGAGGTTGTAGCTGCCGCCATGATCCGGCTGTTCTTTATCTTGAGTTCCTTCCTGTTAACGGCAAGGAGAGAGTCGGGGTTACGTTTTAGGTCGGACGTCTTCAACGTGATCGCCTGCACGGAAGCTCTCGGTCTGCCTGACTGCGTCCGTCCTATCTCTACCTTGCCGTTGTGAAGGAGGATATCCTGATTCTCTTTAGTGCGCTCCGACTCGCCCCGGAGTTCGTGACACTCCTTGAATGCCATAACCAGAGCGAGCGGAATCAGCACTAGAAAAATAACCTTAATAAAACCTATAAACCTATTCACACTAACAACAAATAACAACAAAAATACTTAAAACTTATACACACTTCCGCTGGATGGTCTTGATAATCGAGATAATAGTGGTGAGGTACGTAGGAGCTGTAGCGTACTTGCACCCTACCGCGTCGCATATCTTCTGGGCAAACTTGAGCGGGTCCTTACGGTATGGCCAGGCATCCTTATAGCCCGGCTTCTGGAAGAGACGTTCATGTTCCTTCAGGCAGTCGCCTACGGAATCGAAATCCTTGAAGGCACGCATCACGGTATAATACCAGAGATTTTTGCCGGCTACCTTGCACACGGAGACGATGCGGTCTGGCTCCTTGAACTTCTGTTTGGGAGTCTTGAAATATTCGTGAGTCTTCACCATGACGATATCTCCGTCCCATTGACTGCCCTTGGTAATACCGAAGAGGTTAGCCTTACCGATAACCCTTGCACCCCATCCTGTCTCGAGCATAGCCTGGGCAGTAACGAAGGCTGGATCTATTTCTGTTTTTGCCTCCACGGCCGCAGCATACACCTGACGGGCGAAGGCTAATTGAGCTTTACTTGCCATACCTTTATATATTATAATAATGTATACCTAATTATGCATCATCGGGCGCATCTTTTTCTGAAAAATTGATAGGCCCGCCGCCGATGTAATCTCCCTTGTCGTTGAAGTCCTTCATGTGTTTAACGAAGTTCCTCGGGAATATCGGATATATGGCCTGTATGTTCTCGATAATGGAGAATATCTCGCGTACCATCATAAACACGCAGATATAGGTTCCTATCCATTGCATCGCGCCAACGGTAGAGCCCTCTACGGTGGCATGACTTGCAAAATTACTCAGGACCATCAGGAAGATGTAGATTACAATCTTCTTCGTGAACCTGGAGAAGAAGGATTCGCTAGACGCATCCTTGTGGATAAGATGTTTCCACACACCCAGGAAGGTATCGATAGAGACGGCTATCGCTATCCACTTGGCGAACTCCCAGTCCTGATACACATACTGGAACCCTTCCGACACAGCCGTCAGAGGGAGCGAGGTGATTGCTATCATCGGTATATTTCGTTTATATTGTTTCATAACATTTCGGCCTTATGTTTTTTAGACATTGCAAAATTACGCAAATATTCCGGAACCGCAAAGGACGCTAGCGCGCCATATCTCGCGACATCCGGTGAACATCGAGGATATCTGCACCTGTGGCAGATAGCATGAGGGTCCAGCCGTAGCTCTGGAGTTCTGCAGATACGAACGGAATAATCTCGCAGGTAGTAATACTCTCCCGGTCCATCCAGTAGAGTCCTTCTGTCTCCACATCTGCCAAAATACGGGCATGGACCTTCGAAAGCATCTGAAGGGTGCGGTCGTTGGCTATGACCCGTTCGAGCATATCGGCATGGGCAGGCAACTTTATGGCTACAGTTACGGCTATGCGCTGGGTACATTGGAAACTCCGGCGCCCATCGCTCTGCATATCCACTTCTCCGTAATCTACGAACAGGAAAGAACCGGTAAGCTTATCGATACGTTGCTTCAGTTCGTCGAACGACTGTCCGTAAACGTAGTTTTCTATCTCCGGAACCAGTTCTCTTTCGGGCAGGTTCTTGATTGCCTTGAGCACGGTAGCATATTCTTCCATACTGCTCTCGCCCTTGTTGGCAATACCCTTCGTAACTCCTGCAGTAGCAGGAAACTTGGCAAAATATTCGAATAAATCCAATAACATAGGCTTTTATAATTTTGTCGCAGAGAGTGTTTCCCTGCCTCAGTTATATAATCTTTTTAACTATCTCCAGAGGTAACCCTACCTCGTCTGCTATCTTGGCCAACTCCATACCGGTAGCCTTCAGACTCTTTACACCCTCTATGGTCTTCTTTCGGAGAATGCGGAGATAGGTAAGCACGTTCAGCTGTTCTACCTGACGGGCATTACCCAATCCATCCTTGGAGAGATCGTAGAGCGCATCGGTTGCATCGGTAGTAATACTGCTGCCCTCCTTCGGTATAAACTTGGTGAGCAGGGAAAATTCAGTCTTCGAGAAGAGGAAATTATTTACTGCAGTAAAGTTCAGAGCTATTGCCCGGAGTGTGTTGACAGGCAGTTTCTTGAACTTCAGAGCGAGTTTCTGCGCCTCTTCAGATGAATATTCTTCCTTGTCGAAGTAGAGTATGGCAGCCAGCAGAGGAAGACTCTCCTCGCCCATATCGAGCAGCTGGCGCGCCTCGATATACTGAAGGGCCGTGAGCGAACAGGTGAGCGATTTGAAATCTGTATTGACCTCGTAGCCATAATAGGCTTTCTTGTCGATAAAGATAATCGGCAGCTGCTGACGGCAGAAACAGAGATCGAGCACGAACTTATCATCTTTCTCCTGGAAGATGAAGGTTAACTGGCTGGCTATAGACATGAAGTTCTCCAGAGTTCGCTCATCACGCTTAATCTTATTCAGGCTCCATCCCTTCATGTAGCATAAAAACAGACATTTCACGGCGCCTGGGGAAAACTGCCCACTCTCCATAAGAGAAAGCAGCTCCACCAGCTTCAGATATTGGTCAGAAGTGAGTAGTTCCCACGAGTTCGGGATTTCGTGCTCTATCCCGTTGGCTCTTACGGTTATCGTCTTTTTCATAAGCTTTTATGGCATTAAATACATATTGTCGTCCGGACGGTTCTCGGCAGAGAAGGAAAGAAAATCGTTTCCTTCCTGAGCATCGAGGAGCATATCTACATTATGCAGCAGATCTTCCACTTCCCCGTCTAGCTGCGTGGCGAGCTGGAGTGCACGGCTTGCCTCGTCGCTGCCTGAGCGGGTGGCGGTATTGTCATCGAAAAGGTTGCGGATGGTGGCAGGGAACTCCAGGATATCGAAACGTCTGAGAGCCTTCGCCACGGTCTTCTTCACCAGGGCACGCTTGAGCATAGGCAGCGCCTTCTGGGCAAACTCAGCAAACGTCTGATCTTCTCCTCCCTGTTCGAGCCGGTCGAAGTAGGCGCCTATGCTTTCGTCGAGCACTTCCTTCTGTAGAGGGATGCATCGGAAAAAGAAGAGATACGAGAGGTCGATAGGATAAATTTCGTCGAATTCATCGGCAGTATCTACCTTCAACTTACTGAGCATCTTGTAGTAATTGGTCTTGCGCCAGTCTTCCATGGCGAGACGGATATCGGCAGGATCGTCGGCACTTATCTCTTCAGTAAGTTCAGAAATCAACGAATCCATCGCATTAAAGTAGTTCTCCATATAGGAGCGCTTCATGCCTTCCATCTCGTACTTGTAGAGATTGATATCGTTCTTCCTGCGGTTCACGGCATCGAAGATAATCTGAGTAGCTAGCGTAAGGTTCGCCATGGCAGCGCGGAGAAAATCCTTGATGCCACTCTCTTCTTCCTCGATGTTCACAATGTCAGAGAACGTATTGTTGCCGATGATGGCAACAATACGTTTGCGCGCAGCTACGGCAGAGCCCTGAAGGCTGTCGAAGTCGGCGCTTGTATCTGCACCAGGTGCGCAGTTGCAGAACTGCGCATAACTGGTGAAGAGATTATTGAGTTGAAATTTCTTGTTCATGACTGCTGTTGGTTAAGTCGTTGGGATGGTGTTATATCTTCCTGCCGTTGTGGAACCTCGCGGTAGAACCCTAGCCTGCAGCCTTGCTTGTAGAGTTCTGGGAAGTTCATGCGCAACGCCCAGTTGAGCGGTTCTGCGCAGACTTCATCCTCTGAAGTGAGCGACATGATGTAGATGAGATAATTATAATAGGTATCACTTCCACTCTTCGAGATGACGCCATCTTTATCTACTGCAGATATGGCTGCATCGAGACCTACCGAAGACAGAAGGGCTTGTTCGGTACGCTTGTCGTAAGAGATGAGCGCCTCGATATATTCCTTGTACTTGAGGTCGATGGTCTCTACCTTCCACGACTGTTCGTGACCCTGGGCATCCATGAAGGAGATAGAAGAGAAACCTTTGCCCTGGTTGTCTGCACCTGACAGATAGGAGCTGAACTTGCGTACCTCGTCACGGACGTACCGGACCATGCACGACTCCTTGAAGTCTGTACCGATATCGATACCGTTATACTTCAGCAGTTCCATGCCCTTCGACTTGCGTCGCTTGTTCTCCTCGCAGAGCTTGGTCATCTGTGTGCGCTTGCTCTGGATCCAGGCATTAGGAATAATGACGTGAACCTTTGCGGCCAGCGAATTTTTCAGAAAACTGTTAATGTATCGGGCTGTCTTGTTGCTACCTTGGATGTATGGGCGAGCTCCCTGATGTGTCTCGTTAGCGCCGTAGAATTCGTCTACTGATTTCTCTCTGTGATGAGAGATCGCAGCATACCGGTAGTTGTCAACTTCGTTAAAGCTGAACTTCGGATAAACCGAGTAACTCGATAAGCCATAAGAGAATCGCCCTACTACAACCTGCTTGAAGTCTCCGTACGAAATCAATTCTGAAGCAACATCCTGGCGGGTAGTTGCCAATCTGCAGTAACGGTTCTCCATGGCTTCGAGGGCAGCAATCGGCTTGCCCATACCTATCACCTTACCTCGGGTGAAGCGCCACTTTACGAAGAAGTCGCCAAAGTAATAGAAGTTTTTGATACAGGTCTTGCAGAACTCCTCGACTGAAGGGATGCCTCGTGAGCTCCAGGAGTCGAGCCATTCCATTACTTCGGGCTGCTCCTCGTACTTACGTACCAGCTTGCCATCCTCGATAGCCTGCTTGTATACGGCGAGTCCATGGCCATAGAGCATTTTGATCTCTTTGGAATAGAGACGAGGGAGCAGTCGGTTCTCCTTGATCTCCTTGGTCACTTCGTCACATTGCTGGTTGTTGTAGCCACGCATCAACACCTGATATCCCTGTATGCCAAGATAGTGGTGCTGCTGCATCCAGAACGTGCCACCGAATGGAGACTCCAGGAGTGGTGACTGGAAGAGCTGGTCTGCACCAAAGATGGAGTCGCCCTCACCTAGCTGGAAGGTGAAGGTATTGCCATCGGCAAGGTAGATGCCGGCGTTGCCATACATATCAATTTCGTATTCTTTCATAACCAATTATAACCAATTTATTTTGTGAAGTTTAAATCCGTCTTGAGGGAAGCCCATGTACCTGATGAGAATCCGGTAGCACATCTTTGGTTCTTCATCTTCGTCTGTAAAGAGAAGGTAGTTCTCTCCATCGATGGCGAACCGCTCCTTCGGCAACTGAGTGCGGTACTTGCAATGGTGTCGCACCTGAAGCTTTGCGCTCGCCTCACCTCTCGCCCTGGAGTAAGGAAAGAAAACCAGGGTAAACTCCCCATCGGGAAGCCTACTGATTTCTCTGGCCCACTGGAGTGCCGTGATGCCATCCATGATGATGTTCTTACTTGTCTTGCTCATAATGATGCGAAGATACAGAAAAATTATTGCCCTGCAAAAGACCGGCTGCACCTGTTCCCCCGTCATATTTCCGAGAATCGTAAGGCCTGCACCTCTCTTTCCCTTCCCAGCGGTGCGTGCACGTTTGGGTGAGGTGTTTTTGGGAGTTTTTCTCCCAACCGGTCCGCTTAGGCTGATTATCAGCATTTTAGCATTTATACCCTTTCATTTTCCGTAAATTATTGATATTTCCGCGAAAATTATTACTGCAGTAATGCAGCATTATTCTGCGCTTATATCTCGAAATTATCCGGTAAATCGGTAGGATATGTACTTAATTCTGCCTTCACGGCATCAGAATAAAGGCCGTAAAGTAGGTAAATCATCGCAGAAGGCAACTGTGTCGTGAGCCCTGCCTGATTCTTCAGTTGCTGTTTCTTCTCTGAGCTCTTGTCAAGTTCTATCTTGCCGTCCGTTTTCTTCAGAGGGGATATCATGATGGCAGAGCAGAGGTTCTTGCACTCGTTCTCATCGATACGGATAACAGGCAGCAGCGGACTGCGCTCACCAAACAGCATCTGGCAGAGCTTGAACTGCTGCCAATGGTAGATGGTAGGCGCATCCTCGTTATAGAGTATCACCATGAAGCCATACGACTCCATGGCTGCCTTCAGGTTGAGCGAGTCGGTAGTTATCTGTTCCCGTTCCTCCCTGCGCTTGTTGCCGGCGCGGTCTGGATAGAGATAGATAGTCTTATTGACGGCTGCGGATCCGAAGAACTGGTGTACCTCTGCCACGAGGTCGTTGTAATCCTTGGGCAGGAAGGCAAAGAATTCTTTGATGATATCGAGACGCCTGCCGTAATCTTTCTTCTGGGCAACGATGAGCGACTGGAAGTTGCCAGGGTCATAGCCCATGTAGAGCGGTTCATTAGGGTCGTAATGTAGAAGATACTCTGCCGTAAGGATAAACCTATCCTTCAGGTTCAGGCGAAGAATGGACTCATACTTATAGCTATCCTTGAACTGATGCTTTGCGTGGTCGTAGTTGATAAAGAACTTATTGGTTACCTCCTTGTGGCGGATGGCACAGATGGCCGTGAGGAATTCGTCAATATCAAGAGTATCGAGCTGCGTCTTGAAGAACTTCGGCCCGAGGATATCCTTATTACAGAAAGAGGATGCACGGATATAGTAGATGGCATTACGGCGCATATCTGCCAGACGAGGTTTCCATCTCGCCACGAAGGCATTGAGCTTAACAGACTCAAGGCGCATCTTCTCCAGGAGAACAGGATCTTTTGAGTCTCGTTCCTGCTGCTTGAGCACGAACAGGCGGTAGAGACTTCTGTTAACTTCCAGGGCAACGGTCGCAATCTCCTCGATAAGTTTCGGGTTTACCTTCTTCTCGTAGTCCTCGAACCAGTCATCTTCGCCTAAATCAACTCGCGCGGTATCACTCACACCTGTAACACCCTCATAATAAGCAGAACAGCGTACATTGGCTGGACCTCCACGTAAAGACGGGAACAGTCGGGTTTTGAGTTTTTCTCCGCTATTATGTTTCATCTCCTCCACGAAGGCGTGCACGGCATTTCTACCGGCAACGGATTCCGGCTGGTCGCTTGATACCAGCTGAAGGTGGGCGCCATTTCTGAAGATCACGCTATGCTTAGCATAGGCTATCGGATATCGAGGTTTCCGGAAGTGGGAAGGCAGAGTACTCTCACCTACTACGTAATCAATACCATATTCCAACATGGATCTCTGTTGCCCGTTTACTACTACCTGGCGCGAGAAGTATGCCTGTATGTTTGGCCAGACGTTGGTCATCAGCGCCACATACGTCTTGTGCACCAGGAAAGAAAGCTCTCCCGGCATATCGTTGGCAACTCGTATCAGACGAGGACCCGTCACACCTTCGGTCTTACCTCCGGCACGGGCAACCTCGGCAAAAAGCATATTGGGGTCGATGATGTTGGCAAGCAGCTGCATGTTGTTCATGTAGTAATGCTCGAATTCACCGAGGGTATTATCATTCAAAATCAGTTGGCTCATCGCTTAGATCCTCCACTATTTCCGCTTCCTGAATGTCAGCATCACGAAGCAATCGTTTCTTTTCTGAACTCTCGATAGGCAAACCGTCGATGAGAGATATATAAAAACCGCGGTTGTACTTGCCGGCGATTTCCTTGAGGTTCTTTTTCTGAAAACCTAGCTCTTCTGGGGTAACCTCTGGAGTAATGAGGAACACAACTCCGAGATCTCTATCTGCCTCTGCCTGCTCAGACGCACGTCTGCGGCATTCCAGAGCCTGGTCCATGCAGGCCTTCTGCATCTTATAGTCTCGTTTGGCAGAGCAGAGCTTGGCAAGGTCCTCGTACTTGTTGGCAAAATCATTCTCCCAGACTTTTATGGCCACATTGCAATCTACATTAAAGTAAGATATTGCCTGATTGATGCGTGTCATGCAGGTGCGCACATCGAGGGTTATCTTTTGCTGCAAAGCAATGCGCTGCTTGAGCTGCCTGGCGCCACGGGTAATATTACGTTCATACTCGTAGATTTCTGCAGCCCATTGCAGTTGCTTCAGAAAGGTCTGCACGTCCTCTGGAATGCCTTTACCCTCACCTGTAGTCAGGAAGGTGGTAATGAGGTCCGGATGAACGCTCTCCAGTTTTTCTATCTCGCTTTTCATACGCCAAACAACTTCTTTCTAAGTTTCAGTTCTTCGCGATCCTGCATCCGCTCATTCAACAGTTTGATGGCATCGAGGTCGCCGTTTGCTGCCAACTCGGCTATCTTTTCGTCTGCCTCAAGTTGAGCCTGCTCTAGTACACCTCCGTTCTTCACAATCGAGACGCAGGTTTCCGCAATCTTCTTTAATTCCGTCTTATCCATCTTATCTATCTGATTTGTCTGATTTGTCACTATACTGCTCCATCACCATCTTGAACATACGTTCACGTTCATGATGACGCTGGAGGTTCTCACGGTCGCTGGCACGTTTATCCTTGCGATCATCTCTTTTAATGTAGCTCTTGTAGCGCTTGATATTATCGAGCACGTTTTTATGCTTATGAAGAAACTCGGCAGGATCCTTCTTAAAGAGCTTTACGAGTTCATCGAATTCGGACTTGCCCCTCAGCAATGGATGCTTATACAGGAACTTGCCGGTATCGTTGTACGCCTTCAGTTCGTCGAATGCCTGAAGGTTACGGATGCGGAGTTCCGCCATGGCAGCCACATCATTCGCCTTCGGTTTCTTATCCAGGAGTTCGTCGAGTTTCTTCATCTTGCGCCATGTGTTGATGCGGTCGTTATAAATGACGGTCGCCATCTGCACGTCCTCGTTATAGAGGTTATCCCAATCTATGTTAGGATATTCCTCTTCCTTTTGAACTACTTTTTTTTTGAGTCCTCGCCATGGTCGGCTGCATCAGGCTGTTCTGATTCCTGCTTGCTTTCACCTTCAGGAGTCTCTTTTTCGGTTGAAGTATTACTTGAACCATCTGCAGGTATCTGCTCTCCTTCAGCTGAAGTATTACTTGAACCATCATCAGGTATCTGCTCTTCTTCAGCTGAAGTATTACTTGAGCCATCATCAGGTATCTGCTCTTCTTCAGCTGAAGTATTACTTGAACCATCTTCCGGTCCCTGCTCTTCTTCTGTTGAAGTATTACTTGAACCGCCTTCCGGTCCCTGCCCATCATCGGCTGGGGTATCGTCAACATTTTCATTCAACTTCTCGAAATAGATTCGATGATCTACGATATCTCCCTCGTCGCACTCATTCAAAAGGGCGTAGAGTATTTCGTCTGCATACCGTTTCGGGTCACGGGCGAAACGAGTAAGTTTAGGATGGCGAGGGTTCGCATCCTCCAAAAGAGCAAGGTCGGCTTCAGCGTGAACAGTACCTCGAAGCTTGTTGAATAATTGTAATTTTTCTCTTCTACTAATCATACCTTATATATATTATAAAAGGTGCGCCACCTCTTGTGGCGACACACCTTTAAATTAACTAATAAACTAAATAAAATGAGAAACATTAAGAAATTGCTGTCTTACCAGTTGAAGAACCTGAAGCCGTATTCTGCTTTGTGCCAGGAGCCGTCTCTGAATGAGCGGCAGCCTCGGCAACTGTCACACCAAGAGGATCCTCAGCATACAGACAAGGAAGGTCTACAGATGTGCGCTTGAAGGTGAAGGTGGTGTATCGGCCGTCCTTATCATCCTTAGTCTCTGTATTATTGAGAATCATAGGGCGCTCAGGTTCGCCGACGATATACCATTGTGTCTCCTTTACATGCTTATAGAGAATAATAAACTTACCACCAGCATACTGCTCGATGAAGTTATAGAGATCCACGCGAGTACCACCCATAATAATTACCAGGTTATTCTCGCCAGATGTCGTAATATCTCCCTTCTCTGTCGTAGCCGTGAACGTAGGAATATCATGAGCATCGAAGAGAAATGCCTTCAAAGTGTCGGCAGCAGCCGTCTTAAACGGCATTGCCTTGACCATGCGGTCTTTATCCGGCTGAGGGAAGGCCTTCGATAGATCAATTAACGTCGTAGGGACCAATACAACCTGGTAAGCAATAGCAGAACCATGCGTATCTCGGTCTGTTACATCTTCTATAGAGGTCAGCGCAACGAACGAAGCCATAGAGACTCCTGTGCCACCTATACCGAAGGTAGATGTAGGGTCAGCTAACGTCTGCAGAAGTGAAACGATGCCGAGCAGCATAATGAGCGTCATGAAGAGAAGACGGCCCTTATGCTGGGCATAATGATAACCCTTGTTAGGGTTATAAGTACGAGAACGTACTGGAATATTGTTTTTCTTCATATTTTTTTCTGAAAATGTAGGCGAGGTACGCTGTACCTCACCTACGAGTTAACAATATATATATAATAAGGACTAACGGCCACCAGGAACATTAGGCTGAACAGCCTTGTTAATGGTTCGCTTGCCACCTACGCGACGTTCGAGCTCACGGAACTTCTCGTCCTTACCGAGAATAACCATGATGTAGTCGCCAGCCTGGCTAGGAGTCCATTCTGCGGTAATATTCGCAAACTTGCCGCTCTTGGCGATGGTAAGCTTGTGTTCGGTATCATCCTCACCAATCTCGATACAGTAAGCTACGCCAGCCTTCGCATTCGTGATATCCTCGATAGCGGTTGCTGTAGTAGCTGCATCTGTAATCTGCCAGAAGCCGTTTGCGCCGTTGACCCCTGCACCAATAACAGTTGCAGGGAGGTTGGTAAAGATCTGCTGGAATTCGTAATCGTTGGCATCCATGGCAGCCTTATTGTCGAACTTGCGACCGGTAAAGGCTGCGCCACAACCTTCCTTCCAGGTACTCCAGGCACGAACCATTTCCATCTGCTCCTCCATCTTCACGGCGAACATCTCGCCAGGGAGGTTCTCTACAAACTGAATATTGCCAGGAACATCCATAAACATCCAGCAAGACTTGCCCTCGTATGGGAGCCACTTAATCTGAATGGTAGAATCTGGAACGCGGTTCTTGTAGCCGTTAGGACCGGTGAAGTCCTGATCCTTGCCATAAGTCTCGCGGCAGTTAGCAAGCCACCAGTCAATATGGTTCTCGTTGAGATAGAGAACATGGTTATCGATGGTCATGCCCTCAGAGAGGTGAGTCTTAACGTCGGTAATGAACTCCTTAACCGCATCCAGCATATTAGCTGAAGTATAAGTATTGTAGCTCTTATTGGCAAATGGCTTGATGCTGTAGTCATGGATGTAACGGAGCAATGTGTACCAGATACCTGTACCTGCATTGAGGTAGCTTGATGCCTGACCTGTCTCTGGCTTTACATAAATACCACGCATACGACGCTGGTTCTGCTCGTCCTGAGCCTTCTTCAGAAGGTTGAGGAGACAGAATTCAACCATAGACCACTTGATAGGATCAGAGCCTTCCTTGTTGAGATAAGCGATATACTTGCGCTCAAGTTCCTTCATCGGGCCGAACTTAACCTTAATCATGGCGTCATCAACATAGCCCATCTCGTTCTCGAGCTGCATACCACCCTTGTAGATCTCACCTTCCTGGTAGCCCTGGGATACCTCATCGAAGAATGCGTTGAAGAGAATATCGCGATCCTGAACGCCGTAACGAACAGGGAAGAACTCAGTAAGATTACGAAGCTCAAGGATTCGGGCAATAAGCGCATCCTGACGAAGGATTACGAACTGATCGCCCAGTCCGGCATTATCCACGCCTGAGTAATTGGTAGCAAACTGACCGGAAGCGAGAGCTTTGACGTTACCGAGTTCGTTACGCACCTGATGATACTTGTAGCGTTCCTGGAGTGATCTCGCGAACGCCATCGCTTCGGTACGGAATGCCTTGCCGTCTGTCTCCTCGTTTGGCGTAGATGCTAAGGCTATCTCAGGATTAGCGACAATGCGGTTCCAGCGCTTTTTCATATCGAACATAGAATGCTCAATACCGAAAAGGTAGTTAGCGTTAGTTTCAAAACCGTTAATAGGAATAGAAGGAGCAGTAACATGAGCAGCAGGTTTATCATCTGCAGTACTGTTAGCCATCTTCTTCATGTTCTCAGTGAGAGTGTTGACTGCCACATAGAGTTTCTCGAACGGTACGTTCTGACTGTTCTCGTTCTTCTTTCCTGCATCATCATCGTCGTCGCCTTCGCCACCTCCATCGCCGTCAGGATCATCATCCTTTGACTTGTTAGCCTTTGAGACAATGGCATAGAGCTCATTGATCTGCTTCTGATGCTCAGCCTGCTCAGCTGCACTATTCTCCGCAGCGAGATCATCCATGAGAGTACTCTGGTACTCTTTCTGATACGCCTCGCAAAGAGCCTTATACTCATCTGCGGTAAGGCTCTTATTCTCGAACTTCTTTGTAAAACCAAGCTTCTCGAGAACTTTGTTTAACTTTGCTTTGAAATTCATAAATCAATCATTTAAATATTAAAACAACTTAGATCAAACAAAAAATAATATATTAGCTAAATCCGTAAAGGCTTTGCGCACCCATATAGGCCTCTCCCAGTTGCGCCACCTCTGCAATCGCCTCCAGTAAGGTGCGCTTACCATCGATGAGACCGACTTCTTCGGCTGGAGCGGTATACAGGCTCTCGCCCTGAAGTACCGGAGCATCATCATCCAGTTCTGCCAGTTTGGAACGCTGAGATTTCACTTCTGCCAGGAACTGTTCATTCATCGGATCAAGAACATTCTTAATATAGTCTTCAGACTTACCATCCTTCAGATCCTCGAAAATCTTATTCTTCCGGCTAGAATTGGTAGCCTTCGCTACAATTTTCTTCAGCCCCAACTTCTCGAAGTATGGCTCAAAGTTCCAGAATGAGCATATGGTTCCGATACATCCGACGAAGTCATGATTCGTTGTGGCGTAAAGTTTCTGGCCATGACAGCCGATGTAATAGGCTGCCGATGCGCAGTATTCTTCGTAGATAGCAAGTATCGGTTTCTTGGCATTACGAAGAGTCTCGCTCAAGCGATCCATATACCACGCCTCTCCTCCTGGAGAGTTGATGTGAAGGAGATGAGCGGATATCTGCGGGTTATTCTCAGCAGCAATAATATCCTGCTCCAGCTGTTTGGAAGAGAAATACCAGTAGCTGTTTGCTGTCACGACTCCGAATACACGATGATATGCGATTGTACCATCATCCAGAGATGGCGAATCATATTCATCCGTGAGCTGTACACTTTTCGTTTCATCTCTCTGCGAGACCTTTGAAGATATCGCTAACAGCGCTTCATGCGTCTCGTACTGATAATACGTATGAGTCTTGAGATACTCCCGGATCTCAGGAATACTCATCGCCTGTTCGGCTTTTTTCTGTTCGAAGCTTACCACCGTACCATTCAATGGAAATGCAGCTACCATCAGCTGACGGTAGGCATCCTCAGTAATCCATAGAGGTAAAGTGGAAAGCAGAAGGGTCTGTATTTCATCCATCTTGATTAAGTTTTTTACAAAGGTACATATATATAATAGGTATATAAAAGACCTTAAAGCAATGGATTGGTAAGCATTTTGCACTTAACAATAAGCTTCGCCTTATTCAGATGCCTGACGAGCTGGACCTTTGCCGGTATTGTTTTTGTGCCTATTGCATACGTACGTGCGTCAGGAAGTCCAACACTTGCGAGCGTAACGATAGCGCTGCGAGGAACCTTTAGTTCGTTAAAAATGCTCTCGTCCGCTATATCGACAATAAATGTCTTACTACAATCCCAGTACACACCTCCATTTTCTTCTGTTATCGAAGGCTCGAATGTGAACGGATCGGTGCTGAGGACGATGCTTCTTTCCATCCCTCCGAGATAGGAAATCATTAAAAGACAGGAAAACTCTTTCATAATGTTAAATTTTAGAGTGATTATTGCTAATTTTTGAGTGACAGAAATTTGCACTCAGTATGTATTAAAAATAATTAAATACCCCGTTTTTTTTGGTATTTTCGAGGTGTTTTCGGAAAAAGCCGTTGGCGGTAGCGATAAAAGTTCTTCAGGAGCGCATCGGGCGATATAGACCTCAGAGAGTATCTCCTGATGAAATTGTCTACCACATCCTGGTTCCGTAACGGCCTGCCCAGCTCTTCATTCTCAATCATGAGTCGGTGAAACTCGAAATTGAAGAGAAGTCGAATATGCTCTTCTATTTTTTTCGCCGCATTACTGGAAAGATAATTGAAGTAAGCCGGATCCTTACCAGGATGTCCATCCATCTTTGAGCGCCGTGAAGGCAGATATATCTTGAGATTACAGTCTTGCATGACGTCATGATGAGAGTCTGGCTTGGCCATACAATTCCACACCACATGATAGAGATCTGTGGTGTATGGTATTTTTACTCCGCCCGTTTCTGGCTCAATTTCTAGTTTTTTTTGAATGTACTCTGCCAAATAGGGCTCAATTCTAACAGACGCTGTTCGTTTCGAGAGACGTTTTTTTCTTTCCATATCGTTTTTGTTTATTTTAGCTTCCTACCGTCCTACAATCCTACATATTGCAGGCTTACGAATGCAAAGATACTAAATTTCAGTGAGTTACACAAATTTAATCAAACATATTTTAGTCCTACACACTCATTTTTTCGTTTCCAACACGTCCTACAATCCTACCAAATGGGGTATTTTGTAGGATGAGATCTCCGAAAGCATCAAAATGTAAAAATTTCCTATTTCCTACAACGTCCTACAATCCTACAGCATTTCCTACAAAACCGCAAAAACACAAAAACATACATAACATACTGATAATAAGATAAATAGATATAATAATAGTTTGAAAAAAAATGCATTTGTAGGAATGTAGGATTGTAGGAAGGTATTTTTCTGAAAATTATTTTCGAAACTTCGTTTTCCCGGTTATTTTTGAAATTTTAAGGGGTACGGGGGATTTTTCGCATCTGGAACACACATAAATGTAAAGAAATACCCACGCTCGCCCTCCCGGGTTTACGTGGGTAAAAATATGCAAAATTCAACTCAAATTTATGTGAAAAATCTTTGGTTTTCTCGATTTTTTTTTGTATCTTTGTATCGTTAAATTGGGGTAGTCTATACCTTATATAAGGTAGTTTTCTGACTCCTATCAGAATGGTTTATCTCCATTCTTACCTGCGTCAGTCTCGTCAAATGGTATGCTGCCAGGCTTGTACTGCTGGGTATTGATATCAGTATTAGCCTCCCCATTCACTCCTGGAGTACTCTGAGTGACGCTCTCGGCGGGGATTTCTCCTCGTCTGAAGTCGATATTACACATCTCCATGAACTTATCGTAGTCGATGATAATTGCACTTGTAGATGTAGAGCGCTCCTTACGCACTCTTACCATCGTTTCCTGGTCATCCGGCTTGGCTACCTCAACGGTCTCCTCCCAGGCGAAGCGTCTAGATGGTACAGTTCCAACATATGATGGATGTGAGCGAAGATTCTGCTCAAGGGTAGATAATGTCGTATTCTCGCTGTTGTATCCACTTCTGTCATAGATGGAGTAAACACTACTGAGACGGAGGAACAGAACATGCGTACCAGGCTCGAAAGCGAACGTTTTCTTGTCTCCGTGCGAATCTTTACCCGTAACGCTCTTAGGCTGCTCGATGAGCATTTCTCGGCCAACGAGCACCTGTTTGGTATCGATCATGTTGTTGACGGCATTGAAGAACATAGCGAGCTTGTCTGTGCTTCGGATCAGAGAAAGCTGGAACTTAATCTTCTCCTGTACCAGAGCAAAGAACTCCTCATATGTAAACGGAAGCTTCAGATCCGAATATTGCTCCACCAGTTTAACCATTCCTAGGAATAAAGACGCTGTCTTCATCAGTCGGTCCATCTCACCGGAATTGATTACGTCACTCTTCAGTTCGCTGTAGGCTTCCTGCTTGAGTGCTCTGAAGTGATCCATAACGGCAGGGCGAAGCGACAATACCTTCAGCAATACGTTGGATAGACCTATATTCTTTTCTATATTCTTCAACTCCTCAAACAGCTTCGTTTCTTCTGGTGTTCTATTCTTAGGCTTCGGAACCTCACAGATGATGACACGGCTCATCAGGGCGTTGTCATCTCGTTGAGGAGTCTCTTGTCCGCAAATGATTACAGGCGCAAACACCTTATCATTCTCGATATCTCTTCCAGATGTTCCGCGACGCTTCTGCTTACCATCTCCATCATATACAATACCTTTCAACGCCTGAAACTTGGTATCCGAGATATCCTTGTTATTATACTCATCGAGAACAACCGGAACATCCCTGAATGTACCCATGATGGTGCTCATGGCCGCATCAGTGCCTGTATTGAGGTTGAATATCGGAATAGTTGGACTTATAAACAGAGATCGGATAGATATCGCAATCTGAGTCTTACCAGAAGACATCGGGCCCATGAAGAACGGAGCCGTAAAGAGTCTGTCTAGGCAATGGATATTACTTCTGAATGCGCACATCAGAGCGAAAACGATTGCCCATTTACCGTTATCATTGATTTTGTACACCTTGTTCATTAACGATGCCCATTGTTCGAATGTTACCTGCTTGTTAACAGGTATATCTTCATACACGAGCTGAGATATCAATTCGTATTTATCAGATTGTCTCCCGGATCCGGCATATATGGTAGAAAATGCAGGGAGATAGTAATTCATATGATTATGAGTCACCACACCCAGCTCATTAACCTTCTCAAACACATATTTACCGTTTTCGTCTTCATGCGCTATACCGTTAGCGAAGGCGAAGAACTGCTCATCAGTCTTTCGACTCATTCCTTCAGACTGTTGATTGCCATAAGTCTGTATCTCACGGCATTGAACGAAGTGACGACTCATGTACTCCTTTATTCTCCTCCACTGCCACTCTTCTCCGTCTGTGAAGTTCACGCCTTCGTAGTTGATAAGAACATCCTCGATAGTACTCATCTTCTTCAGGGAACTCGACAGAACCTCAATATACAAGGGCTTATCGAAATAACGTCGGTTCACCTTCAGTACTCGCTTGTTCTGCTCGAAATCTTCATTAAAGATATGAAGAAGAGGAACCATGTAGAAATCGGCTACCTGCGAGAAGCCTCGTCCATTCTTGTTCTGAAACATGTAGCATACCGGTATGCCCTGCTTATTCAGGCGAGGATAATACTTGCACTCGCGAAACATCTGGGCGTACTCGCCTTCTCTTGCGTAGCTCGGAACCTCATCGCCATCGAAATCGTCATCATACAGGTCATCCTTCAGTGCATTCGCTTTCATGACATTTTTGCGCTTGCTGACGAATGGCTTACGGATCTCATCGAACTGGCCCTTGGATAGCCCTAATTTACTGCAGTAATGATTCTTGTTGACAGTTATCACGGTTTCCTCTGCATAACTAGTCAGTTCTATACACCTGGTAATGATCGGAACCTTGTCGCCCAGGAAACCAGACAGTAAATCTCCATGTATACGTATATAGAAGTCTATGAAGGATTCTACTTTATCCTCGTGCATGACTCTTATCTGCGAGATTCCCGCCTTGAACATTTCGACCAGGGCGGAGAGGTAGCTGCTATCATCGCCCGTTGTCGTATCTATACTGCAGCCTTCTTCAGTTGTGGCTAGATAGCAGCAGATTCGGCGGAGGTTCTGGATATCGGTAGCCGACGGAACGCCTGCTACGTACACAATCGGATTATCTCCGTAAGACTCCATGAACGTATCGATGGAAGATGTTACGATAGCAGGCTCGTTATTTCTCAGATTATCCTTCAGCTCATCAAGTCCAAAAATACCCTGTTGCATATCCTCTTTCTTGAGACCCTCGGCATTACGTCGGATATCCCGAACTTTATCTTCCAGAATAGTCATCTTCGTATCGAAATCCTTAGTCATACTCTTCATATACTCAAGACGCAGTCCGGCGTCCTGCACGCATGCTACTAGGTTAGCGATAGTATTCATGGCTGAAGCGATTGTAGCCTCGTCCTTGCATCCGCGAGGAACCAGCATTCTTTTCATCGCTTTAGGAAATGTTTCGGTTGCATCGATTAATTTCTGTTTTACACCATCCTTGCAGAGCTGGCCATAGCTATCCGGATCATATCCCTTCGGCAAGCGAACGCACCTGACACTCGCTCCTGCCGTCAATAACAGTTCACTATTCTTAACGGCAGCCTTAATTCCTGCGCTGTCCGCATCGTAGATCATTACAACAGACTGAGTAAAGCGCATAATGAGTTTTACCTGGTCATCGGTAAATGCCGTTCCCGATCCACCGATGACGTTCTCGACTCCATATTTATGTAGAGTAATAACATCGAACTGCCCCTCTACGAGATAAGCAAAACCCTCTTTCGCTATCGCCCTTTTTGCTTGAAATAGACCGAAAATATGCCGACCTTTTCTGAAAATGGGTGTTTCCCCGGTATTAACATACTTACCAGCTTTATCATTTGGAGTGACAATTCTTCCGGAAAACGCAACAACTCTTCCAGACACGTCGTAAAACGGGAACATCACGCGGTCTCTGAAGAAGTCATAGTTTCTCCCGTCTTGAGACTTGCCTACGACTCCAACATCTTCCAATATCTGCAGACTGTACCCATTCTCTACGAGATACTTCATCGCTACATTACCATTCGGAGCATAGCCAACTCCATATTCTGCAAGCACCTTATCTGTATAATCGTAACCGCGTTTTTTAAGGAAGCTCTCCGCTTGCGAGATATTGCCCTGGTAGAACTTTGCGGCAGCAGCAATGGCTATACGGCGAGATTCAAGCAATTTATACGCAGCGTTTTCTTCCGGAGTAGATTCTTGTTCCGGAAACTCAACATCAGCGAGCTTGCAAGCTATTCGCAATGCCTCGTTAAAAGTTATCTGGTTGTATTTTTGCAGAAAGTCCAGAACGTCTCCATGCTCACCACACACGAAACAATGATACGTCTGTCTAGCCTTATTAACCATCATCGAAGGATGACTATCATTATGGAACGGACAGATACCCTTATAGTTAATGCCCGCCTTCTGAAGATTAATATAGGCGCCTATCACATCAACAATATCAAGTTTACTCTTGACATCGCTAATGAAGTCTGAGTTGATTTTCATATTTCTTATTTTGTTTAGTCGAACAGATTGAGCTGTAGAGAATCGAATGCTTCAGATATCGTAATATTGAAGTATGCTGCCACAGCTTTATACTCTTCTGGTTTTATAGCCTTACGGCCGAAGAAAATATCCCAGTATCTTACCTGGTTAATACCAGTCTCCTTAAAAAAGAACTTGCTTGGATGAAAGTCCTCAAGATGACGGAAGCGATACTCAAGCAACTTCTTCAGGCGATTCTCCTTAACAACCTGATGCTTGTCGTCCAACCTATGGCGAAGCGCATATAATCGAACGGCCATTACGGAACGATTGAGTTGTCGGGCCATATCCTCAAGGCTCATTCTTCCGTAATTTTCCACCAGGTATGCAATTTCGTTTTTGTTCCATTTTCTATTACTCATATTCACATATTGGTCTATCATTAATATACTCGACGTATCTCTTTAACTTGAGACAGAACCGGCCATTAATGCAAGTTCTGCCTTCTTTGCAAATAACGCATTTCTCAGACATAAGCTATTTTGTTTTTATATGCTCCAGGTAATATGCTGCCACCTGCGCTAGCGATCTTAGCTGGAGCTTAGCCTTAATATTCTCCCTATGTCGTTGCACGGTTTTGACAGATATATAAAGCCGGTCTGCGATCTCCTGTGCGCGCAAGCCTTTAGATATAAGTTCCACTATATCTAACTCACGATCAGTAAGCTTAGAGTCTAGTTTAGGCTTACAGATGACACCCTCCATTCTGCATTCGCCACGTAACGGACACTTGACCTCCTCAAAATGAAAGAAACCGTCTGCATCGATATCAGGAGTATGTGCATCATATTCGCCGAAATTACATCTGCAGAACCTAGATACAATGTTGAATTCATACACCTTGCGATTTAGTTCGCTCGCCGTATACTGGTCACACAGAGCTCTGAAGGCTTGAGGGTATCTAGTTTTGATTAGGTCTAGCATCTCCTCGATAACTTCGCGGCTGTCGGCTGTAAGTTCCTGGACAGGTTTGCCCAGCTGCTTATACATAACATCACCTTCTGGTGTATTGTAAAACTCGACTGACTCCATACTTACTCCTCCGGAAAAAGTTCGCTCTCCTGCATACCTAGATACTCAGCGACAATTCCTCTGCATAGAGCGTTCGGCTTAGACTTGCCTTGAATCCATCTGTAGACGGAATTATTAGATACCTTGCATTTCTCCGCAAGTGCTTCCACGACCTTACAACGAGGGTATGGAAGACTCTTCATGTACTCACTAAAACCCATATTTTTTTAAATTTTTGTTTGAAATCATCATTATGTGCGACATTTTTTGTATATTTGCACCGTGAGAATAATTCTCACGCTGCAAATATACAACATTTCGGTGATACCACCAAACATTTCACTGATTATTTTTATATTTTTCAGCATTTTGTTTGAAATTTACATATTATGAGTACAGAAAAAGAAAAAGAAGTAACAGAAACTATCAATGAACGCGTGAACAGCATCATTGAAAAAGAGGGTCACACCATTGCTACATTCGCAAAGAAGATTGGTGTACCATGGACCACGATCAAAAATATCGTATCTGGCAGAAATGCCCCTAGTTACGACATTATCGTGAAGATCATTAACGCCGTCGATTGGGTAGACGCTAATTACCTAATCATGGGAGAGAAACTCACGAAAGGCAACCAGGGAAACCTGTTGACAATCGTTGAGAGACAGAACAAGACTATCGAGAGTCAACAGAAAACGATCGATAGGCTTACCAAAAAGATGTTAGAAAACTAAGATTTTTATTGCACCGTTTTGCGAAAAATGAGTCATTTTGCCAAACATTTGTTTTATAACAATCACACAACTGTTTGAGTATCTGTAACTTGTTTGATACGCAACTCGGTGCATTTTCGGTGTTATATATGTAAAAATCGGAAATATCCTAGTTGATTATCAGATAATTACGCTGCAGATTTAGGGATAATAAAACATCGAAACTTGCATTCGGGAACACAAGATAGCCCTGAATTTGTTTCTCCCTAAAATTTGCAAGACTTATGTTATTTAACCTCACACCTGTAACTATAGAAGTGCGACTGAGAAAGGAGTCAAAGGATTCTTTCTTAGCATCAAAAGTTCCAAGATAATATCTACTGGCAACCTCTTGGTATTCGACCAGAGCGTCATACTGCCCCAATGTCAGCCACAAATTGCGGTTCGATGGTATATCAAACGTTGAATTCCTGTATGTTGAGCGATTCCTTACCATAGGCTACAAAGAATTTCCTGCTTAACTCAGTTCCATAATTCTTCCAGTCCATCTTTCCAACCAGGGAAAGGTGGGTAGTGCATCAACTCGTTGTATATGTCTATCATCGTATTGACAAACTCCCTGTTGATGTAAAGAACCTCCTTGGTAATGGACAACGGAGGAACTACACCACTCATATAAGTGAGGCGATACACAGAGTAGCCATACTTTTCCCGATTCCGGTCAATCTCTCCAATTGGCGAAGTGATGCTCTCATACCCTTCAATTCAATCAAAACCGACCGTTTTGTTTCTTCAGGCAATTGCTGAAAGGCACGGCTATTCGTTACGCCAGTCTTTTCTTTAATCAGTAACATTACCTGATTATCCAAAGGACGACCTTTCGATGTATCTTATATATCAAGGCATGCAACATCATCAGACAAAGAAGTATTCACAAGGTCATTCAGTTTATCCTTAATTCCGCAACACTATTATAAATTAAACTTTTTAAGTTCCTGAGCAACA